GGGCCGGATCGGTCTCGGCGTGTCGCGCGCGGCAGCGCGGTGAGCTGCGATGCAAAAAAAGTCCTGTGAAAGCTGCGTGTTCCGCTAGCGCACTAAATCTGATTAGGCTAGGAATGCTTGTCATGAGCGAGAGCAGACGAGGACGCCGCCGCAAGGGCGGTGAGCGCTTGTCCATCCGCTTCTCCGACCGGGAGCTGGTGGCCGAGATCGACGCTTGGTGCAAGGCGCGCGACCTCGCCTTCAGCGACTACGTCGGACAGCTGGTCGGCGACCTGCACGCCGGGCCCGGTCTGCCCCGGCCCGCGACGGCGCAGATCCTGGCCGTGGCCGGGGCCGGTGGCGGCATCGCCCGTAGTGTGCGCTTCGCCGACGCCGCCCTGCTGGCGCAGGTGCGGGAGTTGGCGGCGCAGCTGGGCGTACCCGCGGGCCGCTATGTGGACTACCTCGTCCAGACGCTGCTGCGGCCCGAGGCCGCGCGCCGGGCGATGTCCGTGGTCCCGGCGGGGGTGCAGGACGTTCTCGCCTTCGATGCCCCGACGAAGAAGCAGTCTGCCGCCTGACCCGCAGGGTGTAACGGCGCAGATCCGAGGAGTGATGTAGCGACGTAGAAAAGAGAGGAGGCCCGCGTAGCGGGCCATCCCCAGGGCGTTCTGCCCACTGGCTGCCGATGTTGTAACGGACGGTTGAGCAGCCAGTTTTACCAGTTAGTTATCGCCCCTTCCGGGTGAGGCCTCTTCGCCTGCCAAAGCCGAGGCCCCGCTTGGTCGGAGCATCCACCCGTCGTGGCCGCCTCGTGCCGTAGGGCCCGGTGCGTCCGCTGATGGCGGGCGGTGGTTCCCAGTCCCCGAAGGGGCCAGGAGGTTTCCCGGCCCCGAGGGGCCAGGAGGTACTTTTTCGTTGACTGTAGCATCCGCATGCCCAAATTCCCCAGCGAGCGGAGAAATCCAAGCCCCGTGTCGGGGCGAATACCCCCGTGACCAGGCATTAGACCCAAGCCTCTCCCCGCGTGTCGTGCTGGCGCCCTCGCGGGCGGACTGGCTGGCCGTCGTCGAGGAGGTGGCGGGGGGCTCGGGGCGGCGCTCCCATTGGCGGCGCGGCCTGCTGGCCGCCTGCTGGCAGCTGGCCGTCCGGACCGACGAGTATCTGGTGACCACGCCCGCCAAAGGCGCGACCTGGGCGGAGATGGCGGCGGCCGCGCATCTGAGCCGGTCCTGCTTCGCCGAGAAGCTGGCCTGGCTGCGCGGCCAGGACCTGCTGCACGTGGTGATGACCGGCTCGATCCCGCGCACCCGGCCGGGCACCTGCTTTGGCATGTACGACGACGGGCTGGGCAACCTGGCCGCCGAGTACGCCCTGGTACTGCCGGCGCCGCTGGCGCCCGAGGAGCCGGTCCCGGAGGAGCCGCTGCCGGACTCGGCGGTGGTGGTCACCGATGAGATGACGCCGTGGCCAGAGGGGGCCACGCTGCTGCGACCCCGTCTCACCGTGGTCAGTGAAACCGCAGGTCAGAGCCCTGTGGGCGAAAGTCGGACTCCTCATTCTCCAACACTCCCCCTTGCAAACCCTGACCCTACGCGGGCGCGCGAGCTGACCGAATCGGATTCGACACCGCAGCTCGCGTGGCCGCTCGATCAAACGCCGAGATCGAGGGCCGACCGGTTGCTGCTGTGCGCGCGGCTGCAGGCCGAGGACGAGCGGCTGGCGCGCGTGTCGGCTCGGCACCTGCGCTCCCTGCTGCGCCCGCTGCTGATACACGGGGCGAGCGCGCGCGATGTCGAGTACGCGCTGACCTGGACGCCGGAGCAGACGCGCTTCCCGCGCACCGAGGACCCGCGCTACCTGCCGGGCTGGATCCGGCACCGGGTCGCGGCCTGGGTGGGCGAGGACGGCGCGCTGCGCGCGCCGCTGCCCTCGCAGGCTCGGGCGGCCGCCGCCGCGCGGCGGCACGAAGAGCAGCAGCGACGACGGGCCGAGCGTGCCGCCCTGCAAGAGCGGCGGGTGGACGTGCGCGCCCAGGCCGCGCGGGCGCGGGCGGCCTTGGCGGCCGCGAGCCCGGCGGCCGCCAAGACGCTGGCGCTGCGCTCCTCCGCGCCGTCCGGCCGTCCGGCAGATCCTCCCTGGTCGCCCGAACCGCACGCGCGCGCGAGGGCGGACGAACTACTGTCGGCCGGATGAACCGGGGCGAAGGAGACGATGATGGGGATGCAGATGCTCATCGCGCTGCTGGTGCTCCTGGCCGGGCTGGCGTCCGGATACCTCGTGGGGTTCGCGCACGGCCGCGCGCAGGTGCGGCCGCCGGTGCCCCGGGCGGTGTGCGGCTGCGGACATACGCTCGGCTTCCATCAGGGCGGCACCGGCCCCTGCCACGGCCGGGTCGACCGGCAGGCCCCGTCCTGGGGCCACGGCCACGGCCACGGGCACGAGCCGGTGCGCGAGCGGTGCACGTGCCGGCTCTATGACGGTCCGGAGCTGCTGGGCCGGGTGATCGCGCCGGAGCTGGTGGAGCGGGAGGACGGCGATGACCAGGGCGCATGAGGTGATCACGGTCGCGCTGACCAAGCGGACGACGCAGGCGCTGGCGCGCGAGCACGAGCGCTCGGGCGACACGCGCACCGACATCATCAACCGGGCGGTGCAGGTATATGAGGAGGTGGAGGAGGCGCGCCGCCAGGGCAAGATCATCTATCTCTACGATCCCGAGACGGGCGCGCGGGAGCGGCTGATCATCGGCACCCTGCCGCCCGATGAATCTACAACGTAAAGCCGCCGGGACCGCACCCCCGCCCGGTGTTGTTCGACGAACCCGGCCGGCTCCGCCGGCCAACCCCGCACCAGATGCCCGGCCCATGCCGCACTGTCCGGATTACCAGGAGGGGGAGCGCCCGCCGTACGGCGGCCCTCCCCCCGAGAACGGTCTTCAGACCCGCCTTTACAAAGTAGACCAGAACGTGCGCGGGGGACGGGGCCAGGCCCCTTCTGCCGCAGCAACGGGTCCCCCGGCGCCGACCCGACCACCCTAGCCGCCGGACCCCCGCGGCTCCGGCACCGCCACGCCCGACACACGCCGAACGGAGCACCCATGCCCACCTACAAGATCGACCTGGTGGCCGTCGTCACCCTCGACGTCCAGGCCCCCACCGAGACCGACCTGCGCGCCGCCGTCGCCCGATGCGACAGCATCGAGGACCTCCCCCGCGCCGACCTCGGCGGCCTCCCGGCCGAGGTGATCGCCATCGCCCCCCGCACCCTGCTGGAACTCGTCGACGCCCGCGACGCCGACAACCGCCGCCTGCGCCGCGCCCTGGCCGCCTACCGCACCGCCGCCAGCGACTGCGACAGCCACGCCCTTGGCGCCGACGCCGAGCACGAGGCCGCCCAGAACCTCGCCGACGCCGTCGAAGCCGCCCTGGACGGCCTACGCTGAGCCCATGCCGCACAGCCGCCGCCTACCGGGCCGGCTCATCCGCGAGCCCGCCCCCGAGCTGACCCCCCTGCCGGGCGCCACCAGCTACGTCCTGACCGGACAGCGCTGGCGCATCGCCGTCCTGGACGACGCCGGCCCCCTCGGCGGCGCCCCCGGGCGCGGCCTGGCCCTGGTCTTCGACCTGGTGCTCGCGCCCCAGGACCGCCTGCGCGCCGCCAACCTCCTGTGCCTGGCCGTGGAGGCCGCCCTGGTCCTGGCCGACCACGGCACCCGGCTGACCCTCGGCACCCTGCTGCCGATCCCCACCAGCTCCGGCACGCACATGAGCCTGCGGGTCTGCGGCACGCTGCCCTCGGCCGAGGACGCCCCCCTGCTGTCCCTGACCTGTCCCTGACCCGGCCCGGCTGACGCGCCCGGCCGTCTTCCCACCAAGGAGCCCCCATGCCCGCCCACCCCCTGCTCGTCCCCGATACCCGCACGCGCACCTGCGTGCGCTGGCAGCTTCACTGCCCGCGCTGCCACAGCCCCGACCTGGACCGCGAGCCCCCGGGCCCCGACCACCGGGCGGTGACCCTCCACCCGGACCGGGACGAGTACCACAGCCCCATCGGCACCCGCGGCGGCTACGTCCACATCGCCCTGGCCTGCGCCTACGGGCACGAGTTCGCCGTGGTCCTGGCCAACCACAAGGGTGCCGAGTACCTCGGACTGGTGGTCGCCCCATGACCGAGCCCGACCCCGAGCCCCTGCCCCTGCAGTTGCCCCTGCAGCTGCCCGCCGGCCCCGGCGGGCCGCACCTGCTGGCCACCGACGGCTCCAGCGGTCCCGACGCCTGCGGGCACACCATCTGTGGGTATGCGGCCGTCCTCGGCGACGGCCGCGCCATCGCCGGTGCGTTCCGCCGCCCGGCGCCCCGCCGCCCGGAGGGCAGCAGCAGCAACGCCGAGCTGGCCGCCGTCCGGCACGGGCTGCGCCTGATCGAGACGGGCCCGGTCCGTCTCATGCTCGACGAGGCGGACATCGTGCAGATCGTCCGGGCCTGCGTCCAGCCCGACAGCGACCCCGACCGGCTGCACCGCTCCCGGCGGCACCTGTCGGCCGAGGCTCTGCGCGAGATCGCCGACCACGGGCGGCGCCTGCAGATCACCGTCGCCCGCGCCCATGGCGGCGCCCACAACCGCCTGCCCGTCCAGCCCGCCGCCCGCGCCGCCCACTGCCTGGCCTGGATGGCCCGCCGCGCCGAGGCCGAGGGGGTGGACCTGACCCCCATGCTGGCCGACATCGCCCGCGCCGCCACCAGCACCTCCCGGGTGCGCACCCTGGTCCGCCAGCGCTATCGGTCCGTGCTCGCCCGCCACGCGCAGATCGATGCATACCTCGACCAGATCGTGCAAGACTGGACCAATCCCTGAGGCCGGGATGGCCCGGGGGCGGCCTTGCCGAGGTCGGCCGACCGCCTGTCCTGCTCCCCGCGCATGCGGGGATGACCCCTTGGCGGTGCCGTGGCCCCACCACGGCCCGGCATGCTCCCCACGTCCGTGGGGGTGAACCCCGTTCGTCCCGTTCTGGCGGCCGGCCCCAGCACGGCGTTCGTCCGGGTCCGGCTCACGCGAGCCGGACCCGGACGGCTCAGTGCCGGCCGGGCTCGGCTATCGCCTCGGCGGGGAGGCCGCCGACCAGCAGGTGCGGGCTGGCGCAGGGGTCCAGCACCGCCGCGCTGGCGCGGTCGCGGCGCTCACGCAGCATGCGCCGCCGCCAGGACGGGGCGAGCGGGACGCCGAGGTAGGCCACGCCGGGCGGGTGCCAGGTGGGGCCCCCTAGTCCCGACCTACGCTTAGTCCCGACCTACGCTGAGCACTCCAGCGAAGGAGTGCACATGATCGAGATCCGGATATCGCAGGACGGCGCTCCCCTCACCGCCGAGGGCCCGCACAGCAGCGAGGGCGCCCGGATCATCGCCGCCGGCATCGGCGAGGCCGTCCGCCTGCTCAATCACGCCACCTGGGGCGGCGCCCACCTGGCCAGCCCCGCCGCCGTCTACAGCATCTACGGCAGCCTGGCGGACGCGGCGCGCAGACTCCCGCAGGCGCTGACCCAGATGGAGCAGCACATCGCCGACGCCGTGGCCGACGGGACCGTCCGCGAGGACCCCGACTACGGCTCCCACGGTGGCCACGCCCAGGCCGCCGCCGCCGAGACCACCGAGCTGACCCGGCAGGCCTGCGCCGCGGCCGGTGAGCTGTCCCGGCTGCTGGACCGGCTCCAGTCCGCCGTGGGCGGACTGGCACGGGTCGACCCCGGCCCGGACCGGTGAGCACGATCAACCCGTGGCTCGCGCGCGCCGGCCTGGACTTGGACGCGCTGCCCGGCCTGCCCCTGGTGCGCCTGCGCGGAGCCGGCCACCGCCCCCCGCAGCGCAAGCTCGCGCTCTGGCTGGCCCTGAGCGACGGAACGCTGCGCGCCCTGCTCGCCTGGCCGGTCCTGGTCGAGACGGTGGGGTTCCAGGTGCGCGGCGAGCCCCTCGTGTGGCTGCTCGGCTGGTACGAGGAGGATGAGCTCGACCCCCTCGACGGGTGGGCCGAGGCGTACGAGGACGTGCCGGTCCTCGATCCTGAGGGACGACGGGTGCAATAGCGGGCGCGGCGCTCTTCCCCGGCGCCCCGCCGTACATCTGCCTACACTGGAAAACCGTGACCGCCGTGCATATCCCAGGAGGGGCGATGAGCGTCATCCACCGCTCGCGAGCCGACGTGCCCAGCCTGACCCCCGAGTCCATCCTGTCGCACCTGCCGGAGGAGTACCGGAGCGGTTTCCTGGTCGAATACCACGCCGCCCTCAAGCAGGCCTACGACCCCACCCGCTACGACGCCATCGACAAGGTGCTGCGCCTGTGGCGGCTGCAGGCCGTGGCCCTCTCCGACCCCACCTACCGGCAGCGGATGGCCGACGCCGAGCGCGGTGAGCCCGGCGTGCCGGCCGAGGACGTCATCCCCGGCTGGGCCAATCGGTCGTAGGCCGCGGTGAAATATCAGGTGGAGTTCGCCGCCACCGCGGCGGCCCAGATCCCCGGCCTGCCCGAGCTGGCCTTCGTCGCCATCGTCTCGGCCCTGGCCGGCATCCGCACCAACCCCTGGCATGGCCTGCCCGTCTACGGTGCGCCGCCGGAGTACCGGATGGTGACCGTCAGTGACACGCGCGGCGGCGAGGGCCTGATCACCTACCGCGTGGATCAGGAACGCGCGCTCATCCACGTCTTCGACATCACCTGGTTGGACTAACGCCCCGGCACAGCCGACAGCAGCCGGTCAGCGTCGGCCACCTGGGCATTGCGCCGGTACGGCTGCCAGGCCGCGCGCAGGCGGCGTACCTCCTGCTGCACCCGCGCCGACCTGATGTCCTGCACCGATCCCAGATCCAGCGCCACCGCCGCCGCGTGATCCACCTCCCCCGCACGCAGCCACGCCTGCGCCGCGCGCGCGCCGATCAGCGCCCGGGTGCGGCGCTCCACAGAACGACGGCTGGCCATCGAGGCGCTGAAGTGCCGAGCCGCGCCCGCATCGTCGCCGAGTTTGCCCAGCGCCAACGCGGTGGCGTGTTCTAGCGATTCGCGCCGGAAGTTCCCCGTCCATTCGCTTTGCGGCACCGAGTCGGCCCGCTCCAGCAGCGACTCGGCCTGACGCAGCAGGCTCAGCGACGCCCACCGGTCACCCATCCCGCCCTGCGCCTCGCCCTGCATCGCGCGCACCCACGCCCGGGTCCGCGCCGAACCGCCGGCCCCGAGCGCCGCTGCGGCGGCGTCGGCCAGGTCCCGCGACTGGCGCACGTGACCGAGCTCGGCGGCCTGGGCGGCCATCGAGCGCAGCGCCGTGGCCCGCAGCACCCGGTCCCCGGCCTGGTCGGCCAGCCGTACCGTGCTGGCGTAGTACCGCTGGGCCAACCCATTGGCCCCGTCGTCGGCCGCCATGTAGGCGGCTAGGTACGTCAGTTCGCCGGCCGCGACGAACATCTGCGGCTGGGCCCGGCCGCGTGTCCCGCGCAGCAGCGGGACGACCTCGCTCACCAGGTAGGCCGCCACCGCCGCGCGCGCATGGCCCCCGCCGTACAGGTCGTCCAGGTCGGCGAACACGCGCGTGCTGGCCCGCACCCGTTCCACATCGGCCGAGCCGCCGCGCCGGGGCGCGGGCGGATGGTCAGGCGGGGGTGGCACGGCGGTCAGTTCGGCCAGCGCGAGCGCGCCCGCGGTCAGCACGGTGCGGCGGTGGAGCATGTCATCCTCCCCCAGGGCGGCCAGCCGGTCGACCGGGTCGCCCTGCCATAGATCGTGCCCTGGCGCCGCGATCGCCACCAGGGGCCAGCCCAAATCCGCCGAGGTCAGATCGGGGCGGCCCAGGCGGCGGCGGAACGCCTCCGTCGCCGCGCATATACCCGCCGGGAGCGGGACGCTCCCGGTCAGCCAGTGGCCGACCGTTGAATGGTCGTAGCTGAGCTTGACTCCCATCTCTGCGGCGACCGCGTTGACGTTGGCGGCCACGGCGGCTCGCGTCCAGCGGGCCTGGCGGATGAGCGTGTTCAGCGCCTCGTTGACGATCGGGCGCGTGCGCGGAGGAGTCACCCTGATCCCCATTCACATCGGGTTCACATGCACGCCCCCTCGACCTTGCGCCCTACGCGGTGCACCGTCAATAGCACGAGCTGTGACCGTATAGGTGCAGGCCACAACCCGATCACCACCACCCGGAGGAGCGCCATGCGCGTCCTGATCGACGGGCTCGACCTGACCGGCAAGACCACCCTGGTCCATCACCTGATCACCGAGCTGGGCCAGCGCGGCGTGCCCGCCCGCTCCCACACCTGGATGCTGTCCCCGTACCACCCCCTGGCCGGGCCGCTGCGGCGCCTGCCGCGCGTGCGCCAGCCCGACTCGGCCCTGCTCACGGCCGCCCTGCTGGGGCCGGGCTACCTGCTCGACGCCCTGCTGGTGCGGCTGCGCGCCCCCGAGCCGCCCGGCACCGTCCTGATTCAGGACGGCTATGCCGATCGCACGGTTGCGTTCGGAATGGCGGGCGGGCCGTACCTGGCCGCCTGCCTGGCGCTGCGCTGGCCGCTGTTCGCTCCCTTCGACGCCGCCGTGTACCTGCACGCCCCCCGCCAGGTGCGCGCCGCCCGGCTGGCCGAGCGCGCCGACCCCGACCCGGGGGACGTGCGCAGCGTCGAGGACGCCAGCTTCGCCGCGACCTTCGAGGCCATGCTCGTGCGCGGGATGGGCCGCCGTCATGAGCGGCTGCTCGTCTTCGACACCGCCAGCTCATGCCCGGCGGGCATGGCCCGCCAGATCGCCGACCTGCTCGCGCCCCAGCCCGCGCCCGTCGCGGTGGAGCGCGCCGCGTGAGCACGCCCCTGGACGCCGCGCGGGCCGACGCCGCCGGGCATGAGCTGGCGGCGGCCCTGAACGGCCGCCCGCTCGTCATGGTCGAGCGCTTCACCGCCGCCGGGCGCACCGGCTACTGCGGACCGGCTCCGCTGCCGATGCTGCGGCCCGCGCTGAGCATCGGCTGCTACCGGTCCTGGGAGCCGGCCCAGCCCGAGGCCGTCATCGCCGCCGAGGACCTGAGCCGGGTGCGCTCACCCCAGACGCGGCGCGACTGGCTGAACCTGGTCCGCCACCCGGCCGCCGCGCTCCTGGGCGCGATGGAGCGCTCTGCCGTCATCGCCGCGTGGTACGGCATGCCGCTGCTGCGCGAGCTGGCCGGCCCGGCCGGGACGGTGGCGGCCACCGCCGGCGAGGTGCGCGCCCGCATCGAGGACAAGATCGCCTTCGACGCGGTCCTGCGCCAGGCCGGCGTGCCCGCGTCCGCGCGCATCCCCTGCGTCCACCTCGATCGCCTCCCGGCCCTGGCCGAGCTGCGCCGGGCCGTGGGAGGCGAGGTCGTCGTGGTTCAGGCCGCCGGGGTCAGCTCCGGCGGCCGCGGCACCGTCATCGTGCGCGAGGCGGCCGACCTGGACCGCGCCGCCGCACTGCGCGGGCCGTACCGGGTGGCCGCCTATATCGACGGCTGGCCGTCCAACACCACGGTGCTGTCGATCCCTGACGATGACGGCATCCGGGTGTACGTGGACCGGCCCAGCCACAAGAGCGTCGGCGTGGCCGCGCTGGGCATCGGCGAGGCCAAGAGCGCGGGCAACGACTGGTCGTCGCCCTGGCCGGCGCCGGTGACCGTCCAGCTCATCGACTGCGCCGAGCGCATCGCCGCCTGGGCCTGGCGCGAGCACCGCGCCTGCGGCCTGTTCGGCCTGGACGCCCTGATCACCGAGGACGGCCGGGTCCACCTCAACGAGATCAACTGGCGCAACCAGGGCACCACCGAGGTGTCCGGCGTCAACCAGCAGCTTCGGGGATTGCCGCCGTTCCTGGCCGCGCACCTGATCTGCCAGCTCGGCGGCCGGGTCGGCGACTGGCTGGGCGACCCGGATGCGTTCAACCGCGCCACCGTCGCCCAGGCCGCCGCCGGCGGCGGCCCGTTCTACGTCAAGACCCGGTGGCGCGAAGCGTTCCCGGCCCGCATCGCCCGGGAGAACCCCAGTGGCGTCTACCGACTGGAGGAGGACGGGCGGCTGCACTTTGTCCGGCCCGGCGCGCACCCGGCCGACGCCGCGCTCGACCACGGGCAGGTGCTGCTGGCCAACCTGCCCGCCCCCGACATCACCTGCTTGCCCGGCGCCGAGCTGTGCACCATCGAGGGACAGGCTCGCGTGAGACAGCCCTTCGACGGTCCCGACTCGGCCTCGGAGCTCATCCAGCGCGTGCACGCGGCCGTGCACGCGCTGTTCACCCCCCACCCCCACTGAGGAAGGTCACTCATGCCCCTCGCCCCCGTGGCGGCCCTTCCGGCCGCCCCGCTCGACTCGGCGCTGCTGGACCAGCTGCGCACCTTGCCCGATGAGGCGTTCACCCGCCTGCAGTACCTCACGCCCGCCGCCGGCTGCGCCAACCGCTGCGCCTTCTGTAGCCAGGCCGCCGGCCGCGACATCTGGCAATTCACCGCGCCGGGCCTGACCGCCTTCACCCGCGCCTTCGCCGCCGTGGCGCGCGAGCGCGGGCTGCACATCGCCGGCGGCCGCGCCCACCGGCCCGGGGTGCTGTTCCCCTACCTGGACAACGACATCTTCAGCTACCCGCACCTGGACGTGCTGTGCGGCCTGGCCCGCGACGTGCTCGACGTGCGGCTGCGCGTCTCCTCGGTCGGCTTCTCCCGGCACAACGCGGACCTGGTGGCGATGCACGCCCGGATCGCCGCCGAGCACGGCGCGGTGTTCGACGGGATCCGGCTCTCGCTCACGCCGTACACCATCGGCTGGACCGGGGCCGATCCCGGCACCGACCGGTCCGAGTTCATCGCCGACTTCGCCCACGCCCTGGCCACCTACCGGCCGGTATTCGACCAGCTCGGCCACGGCCCGGCCACCGCCGCCGTGGAGATGCGATTCGCGCCCCTGCTGGGCCTGGCCGAGCTGGTCGACACCGTGATGGCCGGGCGGCACGTGCTGGGCTGCGGCCCGCACCTGCTCATCGCCTGTGACGAGCACGACGGGCAGGGCCTGCCGCTGACCGAGATCGCGCGGCTGGACGAGCGCACCCAGCCGGTGTTCACCGAGCCCGGCCGCCGTTACCTGCACCTGGTCGGCGACCATCTGGACGTCAGCCCGGCGACGGTGCGCGCGGCGCTGGCCGGGGAGTTGACGGTGCCGCACCGGGCCCGGCACGTGCAGCTGCACCGCTTCGCCAACGCCGCCGACGGCGACTACTACGCCGCCGACCCCGACTTCCACATCGACGGCACCTTCCGCGCCCTGCACCTGTACCCGGCGACCGAGACCCGCACCCGCTCGGGCTACACCGACGCCACCCGCTGGCTGCTCAACACGCTGCTCGCCTACAAGGCCGCGCATGACCTGGGACGCCGCGACCCGTTCGCGGCGGCCACGGCGGGCGACGTGGCCGCCGTCCTGGCCGACCTGGAGGCCACCGCCGCCGCGCTCGCCAGCGGCGTGGACGCACGCGCGGCCGACCACCTGACCCAGGTGGTCATCCCGATGGCCCGCGGCTACGCCCAGGCGCTGGAGTTGGCGGACTATCCGCCTGCGACGTTCTTCTCCCGCGACTTCTCGGTGGACACCGGGCAGATCGTCAACCAGGGCCGGGCCATGGGCCTGTTCCGGGGGCTGGTGAGCCTGGACGGCGAGCCGATGACGCCGCGTGAGGAGCGCGGCTTCGGCGCCGCGTCCCTGTCCAGCGTGCGCGGCCCGATCTGGCGCATCGCCCCCGTGCCGTACGCCGACGGGGGCCAGCTGGCGCCGGCCCTGGCCGGAGGCAAGAACAGCGTCGCCGATCGACCCACCGTGGTGATCGAGGAGCTGGACCCCTGCCACCTGCGGCCCGTCATGCGCGGCAGCTGCACCCGGCTGCGCCGCTTCACCGTCACGGGCGTCGAGGTCGAGCGGGTGAGCCTGGCCCAGGCTCGCGCCGACCTGGGCCTGCCCGGCCTGCTCCCGGTCGCCTGAGACTGGTCCCGGCGCGGGCGGCGATCACCGATTCACCCGCGATCGCCGCCCGCGCCGGGAATACTGCCCTGCATGAGCCAGCCAGAGCCGTTCTCCCGTATCAAGATCCGGGTCGGCGCCGTGGTGTTCTGCGGCGACGACGTCGCGCTCATCCGCCGCGACCGACCCACCGGCAGCCACTACACCCCGCCGGGGGGCAACGTCCGCGCCGGCGAGCCCCTGCCCGATGCCCTGGCCCGGGAGATGTCCGAGGAGCTGCACTTAGACCTGGCCGAGGCCAGCGCGCCCGAGCTGGCCTGGATCTGCGACCAGATGGTCTCCCGGCCCGGCCCCACCCCGCCGCCCCGCAAGATCCACATGATCTTCCGGTGTCACATCACGCCACAGGTGCGCCAGGGGCTGGCCACCGTGGAGTACGACGCCCAGCCCGACGGCTCGGCCGAGCCGGGCGTCATCGAGTGGGTGGACTACCGCAAGGCGGACCGGCTGCCGTTGTTCCCGCTGGTCGGCCAGGCCCTTGCGGCTCTTGCCCACCCCCGGGCCCCGATCGACGCCGTTCTCCTGCCGGCCGCGACGGATGCGACCTACACCTGGCGCTGACCGCGTTCCCCTGACCGCGTTCCCCTGACCGCGTTCCCCTGAGGGCGAAACTCCCATATCGGAAGTCACGCCCCCCTAGAGTGCTATCGCCGGGACGCGGCACGCCCCTTGCGATCCTGGGCCCCTCGCAGTCCTCATTCTGAGAACGCGCGGCCCCGTTCCGGCTCCAACGAGCACGGCAGGGCGAAGGAGGACACCCGCGTGGCGCGGTGGTGGATGGGGATCGACTGGGCCGAGGGCCTGCACGATGTGGCGGTCGTGGACGAGGACGGCCAGGTGGTGGCGCGGGCCCGCATCCGCGAGACCCCCGAGGGGGTCAAGGAGCTGCTGGCGCTGCTGTCGGGGCTGAGCACCTCCAAACGCCACTCCCGCCGCCAGGTGCCCATCGCGATCGAGACCAGTCGCATCCTGCTGGTGCACGCCCTGCGCCAGGCCGGCCTGCAGGTCGTGGCGATCAATCCCATGGTCGTCGCCCGATACCGGGGGCGGGTGTCCCCGGCCCGGCGGCGCAAGAGCGACCGGGGCGACGCCGAGCTGCTGGCCAACATCATCCGGGTCGACGCCCACCTGCACCGGCCGCTGCCCCGGCCGGGGCTCCAGGCCCAGGTGGTCACCGAGCTGTCGCGGGCTCAGCGGCACGCGGTGCGCGAGCAGCACCGGCAGCTGGGACGGCTGCGCAGCCTGGTGCGCCTGTACTACCCGGCGGCGTTGTCGGCCTTCGACGGACGGTCGGGGCTGCTGCGTCCCGAGGCCCGCGCGCTGCTGGCGGCCGCGCCCACGCCGCGCGCCGGGGCCCGGCTGCGGCACCGGCAGATCGCCGACCTGCTTGTGGCGGCCGGGCGCACCCGCCTGATCGACGAGCAGGCCGCGCGCATCGGGGAGCGGCTGCGCACGCCGCAGTTGCGCCGCGCGCCCGAGATCGAGGCGGCGATGGGCGAGGCGATGCTGGCCACGCTGGCGCTGACCACCCAGGCGTGCGCGCAGGTGGAGCAGCTGACCGCGCAGATGACGAGCGCGTTCGAGGCGCATCCGCACGCGCCCCTATATCGCAGCATGCCGGGGGTGGGGCCGGTGATCGGGGCGCGGCTGCTCGGCGAGATCGGTGATGATCTGGACCGGTTCGCCTCGGCCCGGTCGTTGCGGGCCTACGCCGGGGCGGCGCCGCTGACGTGGGCCAGCGGGAGCACCAGGACGGTGCGGGCGCGCCGCTTCGCGCTCAACGGGCTGCTGCGGGAGTCCGGGCACCACTGGGCGTTCGCGTCGCTGACCCGGTCGGTGGGAGCGCGGGCGTACTACGACCGGCGGCGGGAGGCGGGGGACGGGTTCGCCGCCGCGCTGCGCCGCCTGGCCGGGCGGTTGCTGACGTGCCTGTACGGGTGCCTGCGGACGGGGGTCTGCTACCGGGAGGAGATCGCCTTCCCCTCGATCGCGGCGGCCTGAGTCGGGGGCCTGCGAGCGGGCGGCCGGGGAACACACCTGAGTATCACCCAGGGCGGCGTCGAGCCCTGACGTGGGATTGGTGCCCCGGCCGCCGCACGGCTCTCCCGCACTTGTTTGGGCACGTATCAGTCTGTTGCGTATTCGCACGATCTATGCGATACTGGACGTAGCGCGCTCTTTCTGTGCGCGCGATCATGATCATGGACAGCGTGTCCACTCCGCCGTCCACCCTCCCGGGACCCCCGTCCCGGCTCCCCCTCGGGCGCACGACACCGCGCCCACCCCCCCGTCGCGAGAGGCACACCCCATGGGCCTGCTGCGTCACCGTGTCCAGACCGCCCTGCTCCAGCTCAACCACCCCACCGACCGCGAGATCGTCGAGACCGCCGCGTGGGGCGCCACCAGCGTCCTGCACCCGGCCGACCTGCCCCACCAGAGCCGCCTGTACCAGAGGGTCCGCCAGGCCGCCCACGCCGCCCACGCCCGCGCCCGCGTCCCGGCCGTGCACGGCACCCCCACCCCCGCCGACCTCGGCGCCGAGGCCGCCGACGCCGCCACCCGCGTGATGACCGAGCGCCTGGCCGACCACCGCGGACTGCTCGCCCGCGCCGCCGTCTCCACCATGCGCGTCTTCCACGGGCCCATCTGGGCCTTCAGCGATCAGCGGCTGTGGCTGCTGGCCGGATACGTCGCCGACCTGGCCGGCGGCACCTGGCTGCTCACCGACCCCGAAGGGCGCGGCTGCTGGGACCGCGACTACCCGCTGGCCTCACTCCCGGACGGCACCCCCGTCACGCCGCCGTACCAGTACGGGCCCAACGACGACAGCTACGTCAGCGACCAGCCCGCCGCCCCGACCGCGTACCTGCTCGCCGACGACGGCGACCACCCGGCCGAGACCACCGAGCTGTACGGCCACCGCGTCATCCACACCGAGCTGCGCGCCATCCGGCTGCTCGACCTGGAGCCCAGTCACCCGCTGATGGGTGCCGGCTGGCCGCTGGAGGACCTGGACCGGGCCGCGCGCATGTTCCCGTCGAATTGACAGACCTCCACGGCACAATAGCCGCACGCAACGTCGCGTTCGGCGGTCCCTCCCCCGAAAGGATCACCATGCCCCTCACCGTCACCCCCGACCCGACCCTGCGCGGCGAGGCCCTGTACCGCGCCGCCCTCAAGCACATCGCCCGCCACCCCGACGCCTGGGACCAGTACGTCTACCGCGTCGAGAAGGAGTCCGGCGTCGCCATGTGCCTGGCGGGGTGGGCGGCCACCCTGGCCGGCGGCACCTGGGCCGATCTCGACTTCTATGGGCGCGTCTGGCTGCACGCCGAGCCGGAGGACGACCCCCATGACATCGCCGAGGCGGGAGACCTGCGCCTCGTCAACGTCCACGAGCGGGCCAGGCGCCTGCTCGGCCTGACCGCGACTCAGGCCGAGCAGGCGTTCAGCGGGTGGAACACCTGGGAGGACCTGGCCCACCTGGCCGACGCCTACTACGGGCCGAGCCGTACCGCCCGGGACTGACGGCCATGCCCGTCTACCATCTGGACCCGCTCACCGGCGGCATCAAGGTCCACGCCCCGGGCCAGCGCGCACGCACGCTCAAGTGGGGCCTGTGCGGGGAGCGCACCCGCCGCGTCGTGGACCTCCTCAACGAGTCCGCCGACCACGGCGCGCAGCACGGGCTGGCCGCCGACGGCCTGCCCTGGATGACCTACGAAGCCTCCGGCGACCAGGTGCGCGCCCGTGTCGGCGGCGGCGCCCCCGACGTGATCGCCCAAAACCTGGAGCTCTGGCTGGCCGTGAGCCTGGCCCACGAGCTCACCCGCGCCTACGCGGCGGCCGCGGCGGCCGCCGCCACCTCATCGGAATGGAGCCTGCCATGACCACACCCACCCTCGCCCCTGTATCGTCGCCGCCGCTGCGCGGCCACGCCCTGGCCCTGGCCACGCTGGAGGCCATCCGCGCCAACCCCGAGGAGTTCGACCCCGCCGTCTGGCGGGACACGTACTCCAAGTGCTTCGCCGGCTGGGCGTGTGACCTCGCCGGGGGCCGCTGGCTCGTCGTCCCCGACGAGGACGGCGAGCTGTACCTCCCGAACGGGGGCTGGACCGACGACGAGGAGGCGCTGGGCTACCTGCTGGCCGACGAGATCGACCCGCCCGACCTCGTCACCGAGCGGGAGGGCCACCGGGTGGTCCACATCATGGATCGCGCCCCGCTCGTGCTGGGCCTCGACCCGAGCTCCGTCCACCTGTCGTCGGGCACGCGCCTGTTCCACCGGGACAACACGCCCGACACGCTCGCCCGCCTGATCGAGGCGGCCTACGACGGGGGGTCGGACGCATGACCGGCACCCCGCTGCGCGGGCATGCCCTGGCACTGGCCGCACTGGAGGCCATCCGCGAGGACCCCGGCGGATTCGACCCCACCTCCTGGCGGTGCGGCTCGACGATGTGCTTCGGCGGCTGGGCCGCCACGCTCGCCGGGGGCCGCTGGCTGGTCACCCCCGATGAGGACGGCGACCTGCGACTGCTGCCCAACGGGGAATACGCGAGCGGCGCGAGCTTCTACGCGCAGCACCTCCTGCTGGCCGACTCGGAGATCGACCCGGAGAGGTACATCACCTCCGAGTACGGCTATCGGGTCATCCACGTTGGCGAGCGGGCCGCGATCACGCTGGGCCTCGACCCCGATCTCGACCACGTGTACGAGGCGTCGCGCCTGTTCCACCCCGACAACACGTTCTGGACGCTCGCCCGCCTGATCGAGGCGGCCTACACCGAGAGGGCTGAGGCGTGAGCACCACCGAACTGCGCGGACGCGCCCTGGCCGAGGCCACCCTGGAGGCCATCCGCCGGGAGCCGCACCGCTTCGACCCCACCGCCTGGCGCTACGACGCCACGATGTGCTTCGGCGCCTGGGCCGCCGACCTCGCGGGCGGCCGCTGGCTGGCCACCCCTGATGACCACGGTGTGCTCTGCCTGCCCGACGGCCGCAGGGCGATGAGCTTCGAGTCGTCCCTGCTGCTGGCCGAGCCCGCGATCGACCCGCCCGTCTGGATCACCCACTGGGAGGGCCACCCGGTCGTCCACGTGCAGCGGCGCGCCGCGCTGCTGCTGCATCTCAATCCCGCCGTCTGCCACATGCAGGGGGGCACGTTGCTGTTCGGGGACCGCAACACGCCCGACACGCTCGCCGGCCTGATCGAGGCGGCCTACGACGGGGGGTCGGACGCATGACCGGCACCCCGCTGCGCGGCCCCGCCCTGGCGGTGGCCGCCATCACCCACATCGCCCACAACCCCGACACCTGGGACCAGAACGACTGGCGCTGCCGGACCTCGATGTGCCTGGCCGGGCACATCGCCGAGCTCAGCGGAGGCCGCTGGCTGGCGCACTGGGACCCCGATCGCTCCGGCTGGTACGTCGGCTCCGAGCGGCTCGACTTCTTCCGGGAGGCCTTGCCGTACGGCCCCCTGGCGTACCTGCACGCCGAACCGGACGACAGCCCGGACCACATCCGCCGCTACGAAGACATCCCGGTGGTGTCCGTGCCGGACCGCGCCAACCGCCTGCTGGGGCGCACCGACCACGGCCTGTTCGATGCCGATCTCGACCTGTACATGCTGTGGTACATGATCGGCGAGCTGTGGCCCGAGGAGGTGCCCGACGGGCCCCTGCCCGGCCCGCCGCCCCCGCTGTCGTAGGGGCCGTATCCCGCACCTCAGCGCATCTCACGTGGCTCCGTCCCCAGACCTCGGGGGCAGGGACGGAGCCACCCATCGCGGCCGGCCGACACGGGGTCCCGGGACCCGAACTCGTCCCGGGGTCGGCGGCCGTCGCGAGGCTGCGACGCGGACCTGGGTGGGGGACCCGTCCGCGCCGCAGCCTCGCCCCCCACGCTCCTCCGCACCCCCCTGACGGGAGAGGACATGGATCTACGTACGAGCGGCCGCCACCCCGCGGCCGCGCGGCCGTGAGCACGCGCCCGCCGGGCTCCGGGCCCGGCCGCCGCCCACGGCCGCGTGCCCAGCGCCTGGCCCCCTGCACGCTGTGCGGCGGGTCCGGCGCAGCCGAGATGGTCACCACGAACGTGGAGCTGGCCAGCGCGGCGTTCGGCCAGTCCGAGAAACCACAGCCGCCCCGCCTGGCCCTGATGCTCGATGAGCACCTGGCCGTCGACTCGCACCGGTCGGCCGTCGTCGGACTGGCGAGCCACCTGTGGTGGCCGGATCTCACACCGCCGGACGGGCAGGTGACGGCGACGGCGGCGATCGACGCCATACCCCAGAGCGTCATCGACCTCCTCCGCGCCCGACTGGGGCGCCAGCAGCGCGTCCTGGGGGCGATGTTCGTCATCAGCTACGGGCCGGCCGAGTTCGACCCGCTGGAGAGCCTGCTCGGCGATGCCGACGGCGTCCTCGTCGTCGGGGCGAGCGTCTGCGGCCACGTGCTCATGATCAATCAGCCCTACCGAGAAGAGGACCCCGCCGAGGTTCTCAGCATCACCCTCGGCGACCAGGACCTCGGCATGCCCAACGCCCTGCGTCGCCTCGCCCGACGCTTCGACACCCCCGCACCGTAACCACCCCGAAAGAACCACCCCGAAAGGACTCCACATGGACGTCAACGCGGCCTTCCTGGCCGAGAAGCGGGACCAGCTCGCGCGCCAGCGCGAGGCCCGGGACGCGGCCATCGCCGCCGAGGCCGACAAGGCCGCCTGGATCGAGTCGCAGGTGGCCGCCGGCCGCATGCAACAGATCGGCCCCGACCGGTACCGCGTCCTGACCGGATGGGACGCCGGGGAGGTGTTCACCGTCCGCCGCGTCGGCGACCAGGTCGAGGTGGTCGCCCAGCACGGGCTGGACACCAGCACCGGCGGCGTCGCCCTCTACACCCGCCGCCCCGAGTGGCACAACGTCGGCACCGTGATCCCGGACGGGCTGACCAGCATCGAGTCGGTCCTGCGGGCCGCGCGGATCGACTGGCGCGCGACCAAGAAGCGCCTGCGGTACACCACCCTGGCCGACGACGACCCGGCGCTGTCCACCCTGTCGGCCGCCGACCTGCGCGTCTCGCCCGATGACTACGTGGTGATCCGGGAGGACACCGGCGCGCGCCTGGGCCGCGTCGGCGGCCTGTACGAGGTGATCCAGCAGCGGGACATGTTCCGCTTCCTGGAGGACCTGACCGAGAGCGGCGACGTCGTGTGGGAGACCGCCGGGGCCTTGCGGGGCGGCCGGAAGGTCTTCGTCACCGCGCAGATCCCCGAGTCGATCATCGTGGACCGGGGCGGGCTGGACGACGAGATCCAGCTCTACCTGGCCGTCATCAACTCCCACGACGGCCGCTCCGGCGCCGAGGCCGTCGTCACCCCGTGGCGCATCGCCTGCAGCAATACCGAACGCTTCGCCGTCCGCGACGCCCGCACCCGCTGGAAGATCCGGCACACCCCCAACGCGCTGCAGCGCGTGGCGCAGGCGCGGGACACGCTGGGGCTGACCCTGAAGTACGCCCAGCAGTGGGAGCAGGAGGAGACCCAGCTCGCCCGCACCGACATCCTCCTGGACGAGGTGCGGGGCCTGATCGACGAGCTGTGGCCGCTCAAGGACGACGCCGACGCGTCCGCTCGCACCCGGCACCACACCAGGGCCGACCACATCATGGCCCTGTTCGAGGGGGAGAGTCAGCGCCTGGGCCGCTCGGCGTACGCCGCGGAGCGGACCATGACCGACTTCCTCGACCACTACCAGCCCCGGGGCAGCCGGACCATGAGCGAGGAGGTGGCCCGCGCCACCGCGCTCTTGGAGGGCGCCGACGACGAGCGCAAGTCCACCGTGCACCGCCGGCTCATGCGCCTGGTGCGCGCCTGACCGATCAATCCCGGGCGCGGCCGGGGTGGGCCCCGGCCGCGCCCCCCATGGAGGGTGGTGGAGGAATGGAGATCGACGACGAGGTCGTCGCCGACTTTGTCGGCGCCTTCGACGCGCAACCGGCGGACGCGCTGGCGGCCAGTCTCACGTGCACCGAGCTCGACATCCTGGCGCGGCTGTTCCGGGCGATGGGCCGGCCGGACCTGGCCGAGGTGTGGACCGAGTGCCACGCCGACCAGGACGACCAGGGAGACGCGCACTACATCGGAGGCGGCCAGGACGGTGAGGAAGGCGACCGTGCGCCGCAGTGACATCGATGCCGCCCTGCGGGCCATCTACGACCAGATCCCCGAGGTGGGCTGCGTCGGCCGGTGCGCCGACGTCTGCGGGCCGATCGAGATGCATCCCCGCGAGCGGCAGCGCATCGCCCAGGCGGGGGTGCCGATCCCGCCGTGGCAGGAGCAACTCGACGTCCTGGCCCGCACCGGGGACTACAGCTGCCCGGCCCTGATCGAGGGCCGATGCAGCGTGTACGAGCTGCGCCCGGTCATCTGCCGGCTCTGGGGGGCGGCCCAGACGCTGGTGTGCCCGTACGGCTGCCGCCCGGCCCAGGGCGGCCTGCTCAGCGACGAGGACGCCTACGGACTGTTGGCCCAGGCGCTGGCGATCGCCAACCCCCAGCTCGACGACGGCGCGATCGACCGGCTGCGGCGCAGTCTGGCCAATCCCGCGACGCGCGTGACGATGCGCCAGTACGTCACCCGCACCCGGCTGGGGCGGCCGCCCCTCCCCGGCTAGGCCGTCGTCGCGGTGTCTCACGCGTGAGACATCTGGACGTCGCCTCACCGGCCGCAGGTCCGGGGCTACGGCTCTCCTGTCTCACGCGTGAGACGCCGTCCTCGCGGCCCTCGCGCCGGGGCGAGCGCCTTGCGGGCATCCCCCCGGGGAGGTGTCGATCCCGCCTCGCACCGTCGCCACCCCCTGTCAGTAATCGCTTTCGCGGCGCGCGAAAAGGTTTCACGCGTCGCGAAAGCGCAACCTGGGAGGCATTGGAGACCCGTGATAATCCGGCTTATCACGGGTCCTGGTGCCTCACCCGCCTGGGCGGAAACCCCAGGCCAGCAGCCATATTCGTCCCCCGACCCCTCTGCCGAGAGGACCGACGACCATGCCCATCTTTTACCGTCCCCGCCTCGTACCCGATCTCCCCGCCTTTCCCCGCCAGCTCCTCCTGTCGCACGACGGGGAGCTCGCCTGCCGCTGCGGCAACATGCCCCACATCGAGGGCTTCGCCTACGCGGCCGCCGACGGAACCGTACTGGACGAGCCCACCGATGACTGGGAGGCCGGCCTCTACCACTGCTCGAACCCCGCGTGCGGGATCTACATCGACTGTCGCGACCCGCAGCGATGAACCCCGTGCCGTACCGCGACCGCACCATATGAGGCGAAAACGATGCCTGCGCCCGTGAACGGGGCCACACTGGTGCTGACCTACCGCCGGCCCGGCGGCGAGGTTCTCACGGTTCGCGTCGCCGCCGACGGGGACCTTCCCTGCGCGCTCTGCCCGGCCTGCCGGGCCGAGACCGTCTAGGCCGAACGCGTCGTGGTGCTACGCCCGTCGCGCTCGCCGGCCAGGCCGTCAAGTTCGGTGGCCGCCCGGGGATCCGGCTCGTCTGCCGGGCCCCGGGCTGCCCGATGGAACCCTCACCCGTTCTGGAGAGATGCCATGAGCCGCCCCAGCCCGCCCTCATCCGCCAAGCTGATACAGCTGCTGGATCTCGGGGTTGAGACCCTCGAAGCGTACGGCCGCGCCGAGCTGGCGGCGGAGGACTGCGAGGTGATCCCGGCCAAGGGCCTGAGCGACGAGGCGCTGACCGAGCTCGGGTTCACCCTTGGGCCCGTCGATCCCGTCGATCCGCTGTTCCGTGAGGCGACCCTGCCCCGGGGATGGCAACGCCGTCTCGATCCGGAAGACTCCCGGAGCGTTCTGGTGTACGACCGCGCCGGGCAGCGGCGGCTGCGCCTGTGGTACAAGGCCGCTCCGTACGACCGGGACGCGCGCATCTCAATCGAGTACCGCCCGTAGCCGCATCGGGCGGACGTGCGTCCGCCCTGCGGCCCCTCCCGAGTCCGGCCAAAGCGAGGGATCGGCTCTTGTCCATCTGTAGTGAGTGAAGGGCCCGACCGGGGGTCACCCACCGCAGTGCAGGGAGACGTCATGAGCCAAGACGCGTACCGGTTCGCCGCCCTCGACCCTCGCCCCGTCCCCGAGGCGCGGGAGCACAACGCGGCGGTGATCGTCCAGCCCGCCCTGGGCATCAAGGTCACCGCGCCCCAGGTCGCGGCCGCATGCGACCTGGGGACCATCGGCCCCGAGGATCAGGACGAGGGCACCGGCACGGTCGCGATCGAGTCGGCGCTGACCTGCCCCCTGCCGCCGGCGGGGACGACCCTGGTCACGGCCGACCCGGACGCGGGCAGCCTCGGCGCGATGGCCGTGCTGGCGCTGCGTGCGGCCAAACGACCGCTCGACGCTGGCGTACTCGACCGGGTCCGCCTGATCGCGGCGGCCGACGCCGCGGCGGCCGCCCCGTGGCCGGGACCGCAGCCGACGTCTACGCCCGAGGACCTGGTAGGCCCGGCCACGCCCGTGTTCCATGCGGCCGCCGACCCCGCCCGGTCCGTGGCCGAGCGCGTCGACCTGCTCGCCGACTGGCTGCGGGGGCGGCCGGCGGCGGAGGAGGCCATGGCCGGCTATCGCGCCCGCGCCCTGGATGAGGCCCGCACGGCTCTGGCCGACCTCCGGATCCGTGTGCACGGGCCCATCGCCGTGGTCATCGGCACCAGCCGCGCGGCGCTCACCCTCGGCCACCGTAGTGCGCCGATGGCGCTGCACACCGACGCGGGACTCCCGGCCGCAGGCGGGAAGCTCCAGCACACCCTGGCCCGGTGGAATCGGCACACCCAGTCCTACCTGGGATGGCCTGAGCTGAGGGAGGATCTCAACGCCGCCGACCCGGTCGTCACCGCCGCCGCGAGCTGGGGCGGCTCGGCGAGCACCCTGAGGTCACCCCACGGCGTCGGTTCCGGCCTCAGTACCGAGGACGTCCTGGCGATCGTGCGCGAGCACCTGGCCGACGGGATGGAGCATCGCGGCTACGACCTCGTCCTGTACGCCGAGTACTACGCGGGCATGGCCGAGCGGGAGCTGCCGTACGACGAGGATGACGCCACACAGGTCGAGGAGGCCCTGCGGCAGCTCGCCAGGGACCGGGCGGCCCTGCGGGCCTGGGACGACACCGCGCGGGAGTGAGCGGAGGCCACCATCAGGAATCACCCCGGGCGGGCGATGGTGTAGCGTGCCGTACGGCTCGCGCACAGCCCGCCCAGTCCGACCCCGCCTACGCCGGGGACCGGGCGCCGACGGCGAAGGTCCCGAGCGGACCGCGCACCCCTCAGACGTTCACGCCCGCACGGGCACTGGGTTCTCCTCTGGGCGGGGTGCGTAGGGCTCCGCCCGGAAGGACGCTCCATGCCCCGGCATGCCGACCGCAAGCAGCACACACGCGAGTACGCCACCCGCAACGGCCTGACCTACCAGCGGGCCGAAGCCCAGCTCCGCGCGCGCCGGGCCGACCCCGAACATGATCGGGTCCGCCGCTACGTGCTCTCCGGCGAGGTCGCGGCCATCCTGGCCGGAGAGGGGCTGCGCGGCGTGGCCCAGGTCGAGCCCGCGGACGCGTGGCTGGCGCGTCGCACTCCGCGCTACGAGTGCGACGTGTGCCACCGGGAGGGCGACGCCCGGATCGAGGACACCACACTGGGCCTCGTCATGGCCGCCTACGACCCCGACATCAGCCCGGTCACCGGCATGATCAGCTCCCGGCGCCAGCACGCCGCCTGCGGCGGCTGCTGGGTGCACTGGGCCTACAACGTCGAGATCCCGCAGGGACCCACGTTCCTGTCGCTGCCGGCGATCGCCGAGCCGGATCTGGCGGCGGAGCTGTCGGTCGAGGTGCACCCGATCCTGCTGCCCGACGGGGAAGGGGAGCAGCAGCCGGCGTTGATGACCACCGTCCAGGTCACCAAGGACGCGGGCGCGGGCGCGGCGGCGTGGCTGTCGCAGCTTGAGCTCATGCTGCGCGAGGCCGGCTTCGGCACCCTGGACGACCCCGGCGAGGCCGAGGGGTGGAGCGTTCGCGTGGTCGAGCACTATCCCGCGTCGTACACCGCGCAGTGGGTGGCGGTCCGGGCCACGCCTGCGCGGGACGGGGTCGCGCCGGACCACGTGTACCTGGGGGCCTGGTCGCCGTCGTGGGAATGGCTGGCCGCCGTCGGCCGATCCCGGCACATCCTGCTGATCGTGGGCCCGGTGAGCGTCGCCGGGGAGGTGCCTGACCCGCCGGACCCCGGGAACGTCGAAGCGCTGTGGGAGCTGGACGAGGAGGGTGCCCTGCTCGCCGCCCAGGTGCCGTTCGAGCTGGACGACATGTCCGATCGCGTTCCCCGGCCCGAACGGCCGGAGTGAGCGAGGTGTCTCACGCGTGAGACAGACACGGGACCATGTCTCACGCGTGAGACAGTCCTCGTCTCTCACGCGTGAGACAGACGCGCGGGTGTCTCACGCGTGAGACACCTTGCGACGGGGCTACTGTCCCGACTCCAGCTCACGGGTGCGCCGCTGGACGACCTCGTCCAGGATGTCCTCGGGAACGTCGGCCTCCAGCTCAGTGGTCAGATCCTGCAGGGCCTGCAGGATCCGCCGTGTATCCAGCAGCAGGGCGGCCGCGCCTTCGGGGTAGTACTCGACCAGGTCGCGCAGCTTCTTGCGCCGGGCGTCGTCGCTGATCGCCATGGACTCGGCGGCCTGGGTCGCGGTCCGCACGGCCACCTCATATCGCTGGTAGGTCGAGCGCACCCGTTTCGGTGCCTCGCCGGTGAACTGCTCCAGCTGCTTGGGCTCGCCCAGCCCCAGCACCGTGCGCGCCCTCTTCAAGCCGGCTTCGCCGATGTCGCCCTCGGCGTTCGCCAGGTCGAAGACGGCGCGCGCCTTGTCGGGCCCATGCTTTTTAATCAGCGGGCCCAGGATGCTGGTTTGCCGGAACGACCAGTCGAGCTCCAGGTCGGGCCAGGTGCGCACGACCCGGCCGTACTCGATCAGGCGGTAGGCGTGCGCGCGCTTGTACCCGAACCGCTCCTCGGCGTAGACCTCGAAGTTGGGCACCAGGCCGTGCTCTTGGATGTGCGCGAGCGCACCCCCGATCGAGGCGGCGATGTACCGGCGCATGTACCGGTCCGTCAGCTGCTTGTGCTCGGCCGCGTCCCGGATCGCCCGCTCGCAGGCGGCCAGCTGCTCGGCCGGGGTGCCCTCGGGTTCGTCGAAGGTGGGCAGCAGAGCGAAGTAGTTCTGCAGCGCCTTCTCCGGCGTGTCCGGCAGGGCCGGCGGTGCGGGCGCGGGACGGGACGTGGGCGCCCACTCGGCGTCGGCCTGAGGCGAGACCGGTTCGGAGAACTCCACCTTGTCCAGCGCGGCCGTGCCGCCGCCGATCGTCCGGCGGCCGCGCGGTGCCCGGCGGCGGGGCGCCGTGACGGAGTCCTCGGCCTGGGCGGCCGGCTCCGCCCCGGCGGCGGCGGTATCGGTCTCGGCGCTCATGCGGCGTCCTCATCGTAGGGGGCGACCAGCTCGTCGCCGACGTCCTCGTACTCGGCCAGGTCGTGCAGCGGGTTCTCGCTGTGGATGGCCTGGCGGTACCACTTCCAGTTCGTCGCCTGCGCCTGGAACGCCTCGAAGTCGTGCCGGCCGAGCCAGGCGCGGGCGTCGCGCCCCTCGTTCGAGGGCGGGGAAGGCACCTTGGTGAGCAGGACCCGGACCCCGATCTCGTGCGCCACGTCCTGGGCGGCCTCCTCGGCCGCCTTGAACGTCGGCGGCACGCGCTCCAGCTCGCCGGGGGTGGGCGCGACCGCGATGACCAGCTCGTGCGACTTGCGCAGCGCCGCCTTGAAGATGTCGGGGCTCTCGCCGCCGGTATCGACGATGATCACGTCATAGGCGCCCTGCTCGACGTGGTCGTCGATGCAGTCGTCCACGTGCGGGCTGGGGAAGGTGACCAGGGTGAAGGGGAGCTCGACCCCGCGGCGCTTGAGGTTGCGGTACCAGGAGTAGCAGGTCTGGGACAGCGGGTCGGCGTCGACGACGAGCACGCGCAGGCCGTACACCTTGGCGAAGAACACCGCGAGGAAGAACGTGCTGGTGCTCTTGCCCGCGCCTCCCTTCAGGATCCCGACCGTGATGACCAGCGGCCGGGGAAGGCGAAGTCTGCGCTCGCTCCGGGCGGGGCGTGCGGCGGTGATGGACATGGGCGGTACCTCCTGCGACGGAACGCCCGCCGTGAGGAGGGCGCAAGCGACATCCTAGAGAGGCGTTTCGGTGCGAGCACGGCGAAAGGCCGTCCGGCGCTGAGCCGGGACGGCCTTTCGCACCCCGTCGCAGGGGATGTGCCCAGCCTACGCCAGGAGCCGCTCAGTCTTCGGCGGCATCATCCTCGGGTGGGTCGTCGGGGATGCCGAGGGCGTCGAAATAGTGCTCCAGGGCCTCGATCCCCAGGTACTTGGGCATGGTGCCGGTGCGGTCCCAGGCGAGCTTGAGCCGATCCCGGGTGCGGTGCAGCAGCCAGACGGTGACGGGGTAGTCATGGACCCAGACGGGCGGGGAGGTCCGCGGGGTGGGTGTGCGGGTGGGAGCGGCCGCCTGGACCTCTTCGGGGGTGGGCTCGGCGGGGATCTGCAGTTCGTCGAACAGACGGTTCAGCGCGGCCTCGATGATGTCCTGGCGGCCGTCGCCGGTGCGCCGGCAGGCGACGGTGAGCCGGCGGTTGAGGGTCTCGTCGAGCCGGAACTGGATGCGCTTGCGTTCGGCCGCGGCACGGGCGGCGCGGGCGCGCACGCGCTTGCGACGGGGCGCGGCGGCGCTGGCGGGTGGGGCCGGGGCCGGCGGGGTGGGCGCGTCAGGCAGGGGCGGCTGGAACAGCGCCTCGGGCACCTCGCGCCGCGGGGGCTGTTCGGGCATGCGGATCTCCCGGGGTTCGGTCCGGCGGGGGTGTCTCTAATGGGTCTCACGTTTTGGGTTTTTTCGCAAGCTGGGGTTCTTGGGCGTGGCGGGGACCTGGCGGTCCCCAACCGAATTGTTTGACTTAGATACAAGCTGTTGCGATATCACTACAGATATGTTAGAATGAGAGGAAGCTAGCAGGACTGCGCGCACTTGCGATCTTGAGGGGGCCGGGTCTCCTTTCGCCGCCCCGCCCGCCGCGCGCGCCCGCCCTGCCCACCTCCGTCGCCGCATCGGCACGTACCCCCCTAGCCGCACGCACGAACGCGTGCAGAAAGGAAGGCCATGGTGCATCCCCTGTGCTCGAAGGATCCGCTGGGAGACGCCGTCGCCTGGCTGTACGAGCGCCGCTATCCGTCCGACCCGATGCTGGACTACCCGTGGGGCCTGGAGGACGCCGTCCGCGCGGTGGCCGAGACCTATCGAACCCTGGGCCCGGGGCCGGAGTACCAGCGGCTGGCCTGGAACGCGCTGCACGGCGAGCGGGCCTGCACCAGCTCGGCGCTGACCGGCTTCACCGCCAGCGCCGAGCTGCGTGAGCTGACCGCGCGCGTGGACGCGTTGGTCCACCTCGTCACCAGCGATGATGACGAGTGGTGAGCTGGACTGGCTCGACGGGGCCAACGCCCTCCTGGGCTCGGTGCACGGCATCTGGTGGGCACGGGAGTACGCCCGCAACGCCGGCCTGCGCCGCTGGTTCGGGCGCGTGATCGTCCCCAGCTACGGCCCGACGCTGGCCGCCCTCGTCGCCGCGCTCTTGGTGGTCTTTTGGTGGCACGTGCTCCTGCTGGCCTGGATCGCCTTCGGCACCCCCGAAGACCCCCCCGAGGACCCCTCTACCCGCTGACCCCCACGGAGGCAGCACCATGTACGGCTACTACGCCGACCCGGCCGGCACCCTCGCCCTGGCCGCCCAGATCGCCGAGCATCTGGATGAGGGCTTCACCGCCCAGATGTGGCACGACGAGCAGGACGCCGCGCAGGTGGTCCTGCTGGTCAGCGGCCCGCTGCGCATCGCCGTCTACCACCGCACCGCCGCCGCCTTCCGCAACGGCCGGCTCACCTGTACCGGGGTCTCCCCGACGGACACGCTCCGGGCGTACGCCCGGCCGTACGGGCATTCCATCGAGGTCGCGATGGGACGGTCGGCCAAGTCCATCGCCGCCGACATCACCCGCAAGCTGCTACCCGCCTACTGCCGCCAGATCGCCCGGGAACTGGAGTTCAGCGAACGGCGCGAGCGTCAGGAGGCCGCCGAGCGCGCCGAGGGCGACCGCCTGGCCGCGCGGCTGCCGCACGCCCGCCGAACCGCGCCCGACCGGCTCGACCTGGGCCTGGCCCGGCTCGACGTGCACAGCGACACGGACGGGCTGGCCTACACCCTCCACCTGCGCCCCGGGGCCGACCTGATCGACCCGCTGGCCACGCTGCTGGCCGCCGCCCACGATCCCCCCGCGCCCGCCGTACTCGGCGACCTGGAGAACGGCGTCCTGGACGGCACCGCCGGCCTCGACGCCACCGCGGCCTATCTCGGCGCCGCACATCGGCACGAGCGCGACCGGGTCCTGCGGCTGCTGCGCGAGGGGATCCCCGAGGACCCGGCCGCCGGACTGTCGCCCGACCAGCGCGCCGCCGTCCAGGCGTCCCTGGAGCGCTACGCCCGGGATCAGGGGTGGATCCCGTGATCGGCCGCGCCCCCGTCATCGCCGGGGTGCGGGGCACCCGGCGCACCCGCCGGATCTTGACCGCCCTGCTCGTCCCGGCCTCGGCCCCGACCGTCCAGACGCTGGCACGCCTGGCCCAGGTCCGAAGCGACACCGCCTTCGGGATCTTGTCCAAGCTTCGCCACGCGCAATGGGTCCGCTGCGAGCACCAGCCCGCCCTGAACGGAGCTCGTGCCCGCACCTACTACCAGCTCACCACGCATGGCCGCACGCACGCCCGCGTGCTGCTCGGCCTGACGGAGGTCCCATGATCGCCGTCCGCGACGCTCGTCGTGGCGCCCCGGCGCCGCACCCGCCCACCCCAGCGAGGCCACGATGACCACCCCCTGCCCCATGTCCTATTTCGATGCCCTGCCGTGCGGGGCGCCGACCGTGGCCACGGTCGGCGCTGGCTGCGTCCACGAGCATGTGGACACCCTGCCGCTGTGCGCCGACTGCCTGGCCCTGCTGGAGGCCGGCGAGGTCATGTGCGGCCCGTGCGGCCGGGCCGGCCACACCTGCCCGATCCAGCCCTTGCCCGCATCCGGATCCCACCGACCCCTTGAGGGAGACGTCATGCCCCACCCTGCCCCACCACCGCCGCTGCCCGGCGGCGTGAGCGCCGCCCACCTGGCGGCCGCCGTCGCCGAGGGCGAGCGCGCCCTGTGGGAGGCGGTCCGCCGCCACTTTCCCGCCATCACCGGCGGGGATCTGCCCCCGGAGCTCGTCGTCGAGCTCGACCAGGCCCTCACCCGCGCCGTCGCGGCCTGGGTGCGGTGGAACGCCGACCCGGGGGGCGCCTGATGAACGCCTCGGCCTGCCAGGTCTGCGGCTGCCCCTGGGGCCGATACCCGATCCGGGTCGGCTGCGAGCACGAGCACCTGCAGACCCTGTCCGCCTGCAGGTGCTGCGTGCATCACCTGCGCGAGAACGACGAGGTCCTGTGCCAGCCCTGCCTGGAGGCACCGGAGCCGTACACCCACCCTTGCCGCCTGAGCCTGCTGGAGGAGCTGGCCCATGACTGAGGGCCCCCCGCCCCCGGGCCGGCCGGACCTGCATCACAGCTTCGCGCTGGATGAGGCCGTACGGCAGCTGATCGACGACGTCGCCGCCGTGTTCCAGTCCGGGCATCTGTCCGTGGCCCCGTCCCGTGCGCTGACCGAGCGGTTCGGGCGGCTGCGCGGCGACGTGCGGGACCTGCCCTACCAGACGCTCGACGTGCTGGCCGGGCACATCCTGGCCACCGATCCCCCCGCTCATCAGCTGGAGGAAGGCACGGTCGGCGTCTGCTGCGCCTGCATCCTGGCCCGGACCCGGCTGCCGTCCCACGAGGTGGCGGCGTGGCTGCTGCCCCACGGAGCGCTGATCGCGGCGTGCCTGGACCTGCACCACCTGGCGCGGCTGCGCGGCGAGTCCGTCCCCGACGAGCTGGCCGCCCTGGCCGCCGGGGACGAGAGGTTCGTGCAGGTCCTGCTGCCGCTGCTCACCGTGGTCGCCGCCTACGCCCGGCACAGCGACGCGGCCCGGGCGCCAGCCTCGGGGCACCCCGACCAGCGGTGGAGTGAGCACGCCCCGCTCATCGCCGCCGTCACCTTCGCCGAGGATCTGGTGGCCCAGCTGCGCACCACCCCCCGGGCGGCGCCCTGGCACGACTCCGATGACGCGGCGATGAGGACGGCCACGGCCGTGCTGCACGAGCACGGCATCGGCGCCCTCACCTTCGGAATCTGGCATCTGGCCGGGTGGGTGAGCGAGCGGGCGGCGCCCGAGCATCGGCGCCGCGACGGCCGGCCCGACCTGCGCGCGCTGACCCCGGTCACGCCGCGGTGCTGCGCCGCCTGCGCGCGTGCTCTGCGCCGGGCCGAGGCCTTCCTGGCGGGCGACCAGGCGGCCATACCCACTCCCGCCACCTACGTCCTGCTGGCCCAGGCGGCCAGCGCGATCCCCCTCCCGGAGGAACCCTCGCCATGACCGCACCCGAACCGACCGAATCCACCGAATCCACCGAACCCGCCGCGCCCGACGTCCTGGACCGCGCACGCACGCTGATCGCCACCAATGGCCTGTACAAGGGGCCCTTCGTGGACCGGGATCAGCACCGCGCCGACGGACGGCCCTGGCGCGCGTGCGCGCTGTGCCCGGCCGGGGCCATCGCACTGGTCTGCGGCCTGGACCCGTGGGACTGGGTCCATCTGGGCCCGCCCGACCCCGCCCAGCGTGCCGCCGCCACGGCCCTGCTGCTCCTGCTGGAGCACCTGCAGCGCCGGGGACAGATCCCGGTGGTCGAGACCCACCCGCTGCGCCTGGTGGGCGAGTGGACCGACGCGCCGCAGCGTACGGCCACCGACGTCCTCATCGAGCTGCGCCTGGCGGCCGAGTACGGCCGCGAGCAGCCCGTGCCCGACCCCGACGACCTGGAGCGGCCGGCCCCGCCCCAGTCCGATCCCACGGAGGAATGATGGACCGCACCCCGCAGGCGGTGCTCACGAGCGCCCTCGATGTGCTGCGCACCCAGGGTCTGGTGTGCGGCGCGTACTACGATCGCGATCAGGACGACCTCCCACCGGCCCGGCGGCGAGTCTGCCCGATGGGCGCCATCGCCGTGGCCTGCGGCCACGAGCCGGACCTGTGGCTGGACCTGGACCCCGACAAGCGCGAGCTGTGGGAGAACGAGCCCTCCATCCGGGCCGCGTTCGGCGCCGCCTGGGCCCTGGTCCGCGAGCTGCGGGATCGTGATCGTCTCGCCGCGCCGGTGCGAACCCGGGGCGAGATCCACGTGACGGTGATCCACTGGGTGGACTACGTCGCGCAGAGCAAGGGCGAGATCCTGGAGGTGATGCGGGCCGCCGCGCGGCGCACCGACGACCAGGGCCTCCCGCTGCTGTGGCGGGAGGCGGCGTGAGCGGCGATCTCGTCCTGGACTCCACCGCCGTCCTGCAGCGCGCCGCCGATCATCTGGACCGGTACGGGATGGTCTACTTCCTGTACACCTCGCCCTTGGGGGCCACGCGATTGGCCGAGCAGAGCATGTGCCCGGTGGGGGCGATCCGGCACTCCAGCGGCCTGCACCCGGACCCCGACCACCCCGGGGCCGACGAGGATCCGCAGCGGCTGATCCTGGCCGAGACCGCCGTGCGCCGCCTGGCGGCGTGCGCACCGGTGCCCATGCGCCGCGACCCGGTCAAGGCCGTGCTGGCGTGGGTGGACCGTCGCCTGCCCAGCCGGGCGGAGGTCGTGTCCTACCTGCGGCAGGCCGCCGCCGACCCGTCTCCTCCCGGCCCCGTGCCGATCGTCCCGGTCTGACCGGGTGCGACCTACCATGGAGCCGCACGCGTCCGTGCGTGCGGCTCCATGTGCGAATATTCGGGGAGGCCGGGGAGATGGCCGAGTGCGCGCGACCGCGCTGCCGTATCGAGGGGGAACCGCGGGCGGCCGAGCCGCCGGCCGTGCTGTGCCGGGTGTGCGTCGCCCGGCTGCGGCGCGATCTGGATTGCATGGGGGCGCTGGGGAACTGGCTGGCCGCGCATGTGGCCGCCGGGGGCCGGCGCGGTGCCCGCGAGTACGTCTCCGGCTCCCAGGAGCCGGGCCTGCCGGTACGGCCGGAGGTGCTGTCGGCGCTGCTGCCCGGAGCGCCCGGCCCGGTCCAGGATCCCTATGGGGATCAGTGCGGCCCGCCGTCCTTCCCCGGGACCCTCGCCTCCTGGGCCCAGCTGGTGGCCGGGGAGCGCCAGGTGCATCCGCCCGGATCGGCCGACCTGCGCGAGCTGGGCAGCTGGCTGGCCGGTCACCTGGACTGGAGCATCACCCGGCCCTGGGCGGGGGACTACGCCGGCGAGCTGGACACGCTGCGGCACACCGCGTACGGGATCGAGCCGTGGGGGCTGCACGTGCAGCCCAAGGTCGGCCCCTGTCCCGGCTGTGATCGGCGGTCGCTGATCCGGGTGGCCGGGGAACGTTACATCGAGTGCTCCGAGCTCCTCGGCGGCTGCGCGGCGCTGTGGACCGAGGCGGAGTACCACCGCCGGGTCGCGGCGCTGGTGACCACGGGAGGGGGTGACCTACAGTGAGCATCATGACCGATTCGCCGTCCACACGGTCTGTGGTGGAACCAGAACAGCTACGGGTGGACGGGGTGCGGCGGCTCATCGCCTCCGCCACGGCCTTCCATGAGGCGCTCGCCTTCCCGCTACGGGACCCGCAGACCGGCGATCCGGTGTGGGCCACCGCGTCCATGGCCGAGATCGTGCGCGGCTCGCACCTGGCCTTCGCGCGGCTGCTGCCTGCCGACCGTGCCGAGCAGGCCTCGGCCCGGCTGGAGCGGGCCACCCGGGAGCTGTACACCACGGTCCGCGAGCTCGCCCAGGTGCTGCCCGGCGCCAAGCAGGCCTGGATCGTGCCGATCCGCCGGATGTCGGAGATCACCGGGCTGACGGTGCACACTTTGCGGCAGATCGCGCTGTCCGACAGCGGCCCGCCGGCGTGACCGGTCAGGCCACGTCGAGGGCGGCGGCCTGGTCGAGGTCGGCCCAGGTCCGCAGACCCGGGGGCACGCAGCCGCAATACCCCCAGGCGGAGCTGAGCGCCGAGACCAGGTGCAGACCGGCGCCGTGCCCCAGCTGCGGGAAGTCGGTGTGCGGGCGGAGGACGGGGACCTGATCGGCGCCGGCGTCGTGCACCTCGATGCGCACGCCGCGCCGCAGCCGCCACAGCAGCACCGCGATCTGCCCGCCGAGGCGGGCGGTACGGCTGTGGCGCAGGCTGTTGGTCCACAGCTCGCTGACGATCAGGCGCGCGTCCGCGGCGAGGGCGGCGGGATAGCCCGCGCGGCGCAGGACCTGATCCACGAGGGCGCGCAGGTCCCCCAGCGCGGCGGCCTCGGCGCGGGTGGAGGCGCCGGTGAGCATCGCCACCGCCGGCGCCCGGCCGTGCCAATCGACCAGGTGCTCCATCGCCACGGCCGGCCCGGCCGGGCCGGTACGGACGGTGCTCACGAGCCGGCCCCGGATTCGGCGGAGCCGTCGAGCGCGTGGTCGGTGACGGGACGGGCGGGCAGGTCCTCGGGGAACGGGTGGGGAAGGCGCATGACCTCCGCCAGCGTGGGAAGCTCGGGGGCGCGGACGACGCACCCGCCGCCGAAGCCGAGCCGCAGGCCATTGCCCAGGACGTCCGGGCGCGCGCCGCGAGGACGCGCCGGAACGTGTGCGTAGTGGTCGGTGAGCATCGGAACTCTCCCAAGGTGAGCGGGATGTGGGGCCAGGGTCCGGCCGGGTCCGGCGCCGAGGGCCTCGGCGCCGGACGGCCCAGGAGGTGGGGCGGGGCTCGCGCCCAGGGCAACCGTCCGCACCCTCGCGGGCGCGAGCCCCGCGTGCGGCCGCATCGGGGGGCCCGGCACTGCCCTGGCCGGGGGAAGGTGCGGCCGCGCGCGGTCATGCGATGTGGGAAGACCCGCCGTCCTCGGGGCGAAGGCCGCGTCCACACGCGCACGACCGAACTCAAGGGGGATCAGGGCGGGGGCCGGGGCGGCGGGGACCCGGCCTTGGTCGCCGCACGCAGCCGTGCGAGCGCCGCGCGGGCCATGGCGGCCGACTGCCGCGCCATCTGCCGGCGCGTCCGCTCCAGATCCTCAGGGCCCGAGGCGGGTGACGGGCGGGGCGTGGCCGGGCCGCTCGTCGCGGGAACCGAATACCCGTCACCCGCCGGGGGCGGCGACGGCGCGGCGGCCGAGCCGCACGCCGGGGAGTCAGTGAGCGGCATCGTCCCGCGCCGTCGCCGGATCATGGGGTCACCTCCCAGAGGTCGTCCAGCAGCCGCTCGCGCGCCGCCAGCACCGCGCGCATCTCGGCGACGCTGCCCGCGTCGGCGGTGGCCTTGCCCCCGCGCTGACGCTCCTGGACGGTCAGGCCGCGACGCAGCACCGCCCACAATCGCCCGTTTTTGTAGGTGCGGATGTGCCAGCGCGGGTGATCACGACATAGCGCGACAAATGTGTCCGTCGTCATCACATGATCACGTCCCGTCACGGGTGGGGAGCGGGTCGAGCTGCCAAAGGTGACGCTGTGGTGATGGACCCATACTGGACTCTCGCATAGAGGTTTTCAATGCGCGGTCCGCAATATGACGATTCTGTTCTAGCGCGTTGGGGCCGCGTAGGATTCAGTCGCACATCCAGCCAGGAGGAATGGCATGCCCTCGTTCAGTCCGCCCGGGCCGCTGCTGCTGCGGCTGAGCATGGAGCTGCGCCGGGTGCGACTGGAGTCCGCCGAAGACAACCCCGCCCTGCGCAATGTCACGGACGTGGAGAAGGCGCTCCGGTGGGGACGTGGCCGGCTGGCGGCCTGGGAGCGGGGCCAGTGGCAACGCCCGGACTACACGCTGATCACCGTCCTGCTGGACCACTACGGCACCGCCGATCCCGACCGCCAGCTGATCTTGACGCTGGTCGACGAGGCGCGGCGCACCCCCTGGTACAACAAGTACAAGGACGCCTTCCGCTCGGCCTATCCCGGCTTCGAGGCGGCCGCCTCCCAGCTGCGCTTGATCGAGCTGATGCGCGTGCCGGGCTTGTTCCAGACCGCCGAGTACGCCGCCCACATGGTCCGCAGTGGACAGGCACTGAGTGACGATGTGGTGCAGCAGCGGGTCGAGGCACGCCTGGCCCGCCAGAACGCCATTCTCAACCGAGAGGAGCCGCCCCAGATATCGGTAGTGATCGACGAATCAGCGCTGCGTAAACGGGTGGGCGGACCCAAGGTGATGGCCGATCAGGCTCGGCATTTGTTCGAGCTGAGCGTGCGGGGCCATATCCAGCTGCAGGTCCTCCCCGACGAGTCCGGCCCGTACCTGGCCATGCACTCCAGCTTCGTGATGCTGGACTTCCCGTACGGCATGCCGCCGAGCATGGTGTTCGTGGAATTGGCCAGTCACGACCTCTACCTCGACGGGCCGTCCGAGGTTCAAAGGCATACCCTCGTATTCAATCAGGCCAGTCTGCTGGCGCTGACGCCCGAGCAGACGCGCGCATGGCTGGCCACGCGTGTAGACCAACTCGAACAACGTAAGGGCGATCATGGACCGTAGCACGTCCCACGATCAGCTCCGCTGGCGCAAGAGCCGCTACAGCGGAGACGCATCCAACTGCGTGGAACTGGCCCCGAGCACCGACGGTAGCGGCGCGGTGCACGTCCGGGACAGCAAGAATCCCACCGGGCCGGCCCTGCGCTTCGGCGCGGGCTCCTGGGCGTCGTTCGTCCGGAGCGTCAAGAACGGCGACTTCGACCGGTAACGACGGGTTCGCAAGGTTCAGGCCCCCCACGACGTGGGGGGCCTGAGGACCGTAGCTCTGTCAGGATATGCCCGGCGCTACTGTCGGGACGAGGGTTGACAGGCGCGGCAGGAGCGCCGCCGCAGCTCACCGCCCGAACGCCGACTCAACGATGCATTACAACCTCGTCGCGATCAGTGAAATTTACAGGGCGTGCCCCTACCGGGCAGTCACAATCGCGTGCATGGCGCGCATTTCCCCGCCCGAATTGGCCCGTGAACTCGGGGAACTCCTGCGCAGCCTGCGCCGGGCGCAGAATCTGACGATGACGCAGGTGGCGCATCGGACCGGTGTCAGCGCCGCCAAGCTCAGCCGCATCGAGACGGCCACGTTCCGGCCGCAGCGGGACGTCGTCGAGGCCGTCCTTGCGGTGTACGGCGCGGATGAGGAGACCCGCCGGCACTGCGTCGCCCTGACCGACGGAGCCCTGGCCGAGCCGTGGTGGGCGCCCTACAAGGCGGTGCTGCCGGGCCGGTTCGCGGCCCTGGAGACCGCCGCGGTGCGGATCTGCACCTGGCAGCCGCTGCTGCTGCCGGGGCTGGTCCAGACCCCGGACTACACCCGGGCGGTCTTCGCCGCCGCCGGTTCCCCGCCCCAGGTGACCGAGCTGGCGGTGACCGCGCGGCAGATGCGTCAGCGCGTGCAGCTGAGCGGGCCGGACGCGCTGCGGCTGCGCATGGTGCTGTGGGAGCCGCTGCTGCGGCGCCGGATCCTGCCCTCGCCGCTGTGGGCCGCGCAGTTGTCCGCCCTGGCCGAGTGCGCGAGCCGGCCGAACCTCAGCGTGCGGGTACTGCCCGAGCGCCCGCATGGGCATCCGGGCCTGGAGGGCGGCTTCTCGGTGCTGGAGCTGCCTCATGATCGGCGTGTCGTGCACACCGAGGGGGGTCCGGCCGAGTCGATCATCGATACGATCCCCTCCGTTGCTGAGTTCGACCGGCGATACCGGTGGCTGGAAGCGCACGCGCTCCCTACGGGGGAGTCGGCGGTACTGATCGCCAAGATCGCGAGGGAGATCAGGTGCTGACACACGACTGGCTCACCGCCTCCGACGTCGGGACGGGCTGCCTGCAGGCCCGCCTCGACGAGCACGGGCGGGTGCTGGTGCGCAACACCACAGGCGGCCCGTCCGTGGTGGCGACGGCGCCCGAGTGGCGGGTGTTCGTCCGCGAGGTCAAGACGGGGGCGTTCGACCTGCCGTCCTAACGAGCCCCGGTCCCGCCGGCCCGCTGGCGGGACCGGGGACCAGTCGCAGATCAGCGCAGGTCGGCGCCGTGCTTCAGTCCGAGCTCATAGGCCTGGCGCACGGACTGGGCGCGGGCGAGCAGCGAGTACATGGCCAGTACCGCGGCCAGGTTCGCGCACGCCGAGAACAGCGCCAGGGGCAGGTGGCGGGACTCCCACCACCCATTGATCGCGATATCGAGGATGAGGATCGCGACCGCAGCCGAGGCGGCAACCACCGCCAGAGCCCCCGTGAGCGTGGACCGACTCATGAGCGCACCCTTCTGGCCTTCTGGAACGGTTGACGTGCCCCCGAAAGTCCTCACTGTGGCATTAGTGAAAATTGCACGTCCAACCGTAACCGCCCATGTTGACAGATCGTTATGGTCCCGCTGGGTTTTCCCCGGGGTCCGTCGCCACGGGCGGCCGCTTATGCGCCAGGCGGATCTGGGTGAGCTGGGCGTCGACGGCCGCCCCGGTGAATTGCAACAGGGCCTGGAACATTTGCTCGTGCTCGCGGGCACTGCCGGGCAACCCCCGGATCTCCTGCTCGGCACGCCAGAGTTTTTCGACGATGTCCTGATGGGTGATGGTGCGGGCCTGCTCGGCGAGCCGTTTCTGGGCCCAGGCCTCGATGGCTTCGGCGAGCTTGCGGGCGGCCTGGGGGCGGCCGGCGCGGTCGAGCTGCTCGGGCACGGCGCGCACGACCTGGGCCATGGCGACCAATTGCTTGTCAGTCGCGCGGGCCGCGCCCTTTTCGATGTTGGACCAGGTGGTGTTGCTGAAGGGCTGGTCGGTGTATTTGGCCAGTTCGCGGGCGGCGGCACGGACCGACAGTTCCAAGCTGGTGCGGCGGTCGGCGATGAGGACCGCTTCAGGGGGCGGGGAAGAGGCTGAGAGGCTGGACGCCACAGTCTTCTCCTTCGTCGTGCGCTTTTCCGCCGAGGCGGGAAATTCGGGGTGGCTCTTGCTGCCACGGTAGCAGCCAGGTACGCGCTGGCTAGCGGAACTATGCGAAGATTTGCCACGCTTCGCACCGTAGCGCGAAATTTTGCAAAGGTTTGCGTGAAAATGTTGACTTTCGCAAAATTGAGCGTAGCGTGGAGGTTATGACGGACCTCGCGGAGCTTGAGCACCTCAGCGTCCGGCAAGCGGGCGAACTGCTGCGCACCGCCGCCGATACGGTCTTGGCCAAGCTGGCCGCCGGCGACTATCGCACCTGGGAGCCGCTGCCGTGGATGAGCGTGACTCAGGTCGCCGAGATGTTCGACTGCAGTGACTCCACGGTCATGAGCCTGATCCACCGGAAGGAGCTTCCGGCCGTGCGCGTGGGCCGTCGCTGCTACCGCATCCTACGTCCGCACGCCGTGGCCCACCTTGCCTCCCGCCTGACCGTGGAACCCGGCCTCACCCCGCACTGATCCCCCGTGCCACCCCTGGCCCCACCCCCTGCGGAGACACCGCCGTGACTCGCCTGGACTTCACCACGCGCACCCTGCGCACCCCCCGCGGCACCTGGACCATCGTCCAGCAGGCCCCGACCCCCGACGGGTCGGTGGAGGTCCTGCTGCGCCGCACCCCCGCCGATGGCGGAGAGCCGATCTACACCGCCTACCGCGCCACCCCCAGCGGCTGGCGCCAGCTGCGAGGCAGCTGGTATCGCCTGGAGGTGGCGTCGGAGGCCGCTCCGCACGCCGCGCCCGACAACCACGTCTGCCACCCGCCGCTGGTCGCCCTGCTCAACCTCGCCCGGCCGGTGCCGACCACCCGCCCCGCCCGTCGCCGCCGCCGCGCGTCGGCGGCCCTGATCTGACGGCGGGGGAGCCGATGACCACCTGCCCCACGCGGGGCCCCGCCTCCTGTGATGATCGAAATAGCCGCACGCAAAACCGCGTGCGGCACAATGGGGCGACCATGAGAACGCCGCGACGACCCTCCCCGCCCATGGTCGTCGCGGCCGCGCGGGCGCGGGGGAGCCGATGAGCACGGACGACACGCACGGTCCGGCGGGAGCGACCCCGGACCCGGCCGAGCTCGTCCAGGACCCGGCCCCCCGCGTCCCGCCCTATCACCCGTGCCCGAGCTGCGGGGAGCGGGTCAAGGTCAACGCCGACGGGCGGCTGTCCAAGCACCCCCGCCGCGTGCCGCTGCCCTGCCCCGGCTCCTACGTCCCGGTCGGGCCGGCCCGCATCCCCAAGCGGGGCGGCGACGGCTGGTACCGCGACCCGGTCACCGGGCAGCGGCTGCGCTCGGTCACCACCACCCTCAACCAGGGGTCGGCCAAGGAAGCGCTGACGTTCTGGGCCGCCAAGATCGTGGCCGAGCTGGCGCTCGACCAGGTCCCAGACCTGGTCCGGGCCGCCCGCAACCCGGCCGAACGCACCGAGATGATCGACTGGCTGCGCGCCGAGCCGATCCGCCGCCGCGACGACCGCGGCGACGTCGGCAAGGCCGTGCACCGCGTCATCGAGGCGCGCATCCTGGGCGAGACCGTCCCCCCGTCCCTGCTGGCCGACGGCAGCCTGCGTCCCTACCTGCGGCACTTCTTCGCCTTCGTGGCCGACTGGCAGGTCGAGTTCGAGGCCAGCGAGATGGTGGTGGCCCACTACGCCCACCAGTACGCCGGAACGCTGGACTACCTGTTCTACTCCGCCCCCTTGGCCGCCCGCCTGGGCGTGCCGACCGGCACGCTCTTCGCCGGGGACACCAAGACCGGCGGCGAGCTGGACCAGATCACCTACGGCGGGCACCGCCGCGGCGTCTACCCCGAGGCCGGCCTGCAGATGGCCGCCTACCGGGCCGCCCCCTACGGGTGGCTGCGCAGCGGGGAGCGCATCGCGATGCCGCCCCGCCACGAGGTCGGCGTCGTGCTGCACCTGCGACCCGGCGGCTACCGGCTGATCCCGGTGCGGTGCGGCGACGCCGAGTACGCGGTCTTCCGGCACATCCAGGCCGTGGCCGCCTGGTCCACCGGGGCGGCCAAGACCGTCATCGGGCAGCCCCTGGCGCCGCCCGACCCACCCACCACACCCATCCGGCAGGCAGCATGACCTCTATCCCGCGCGGTCCCCGGATCAAGGACCTGCAGCACACCACCCGCACCCTGGGCAAGATCCGCGCCGGGGTGTACGAGGGCCGCCCCAAGTCCTCCGAGACGTTCGTCATCACCAGCGAGTTCGAGCACCTGGTGGCGGCCGCCGCCGAGATGTACGGCGGGCTGGCCGAACCCTATGACCCGCAAGGCCCCGGCCCCACCCAATGGCGGGTGGTGACCGACGAGGTCGCCCTCGACGCGCTGCTGCCCCCCGGCCCGAAGGACCCGGTCAGCCAGCACTACGAGTTCTGGACCCGGGGCGGCCTGCAGCGCCGCTGCGACGGTCAGGTGCTCGACCGCACCGGCAAACGCTGCTTCTGCAAGGCCCAGTGGGGGCCGTACTTCCTGGACGCCGACACCGGCAACCAGGCGTGCCAGATGATCACCCGCGTCAACGTCGCACTGCCCGACGTCCCCGACGTGGGCCTGTTCTTGTTCGAGACGCACTCGCGCAACGCCGCGCGCGAGCTCCCGGCGATCGTGGACCTGTTGCGGGCTGCCTACGGGATCGACGTCGCGGTGCCGATCCAGTTGCTGCTCACCCAGCGCAGCAAGATGATCGGCGGCAGGGTCAAGCACTACCAGGTGCCCGTCCTCAAGCCGCGCCACCAGCTCAGCTTCGGCGCCGTGGCCGCAGCGCAGATCCCCGCCGGCCCGCCCGGCACGCCCGCTCTGGAGGCCGGTGGCGAACGCCCGGCCCTGGCCGCCGCGCCCGGACCGGACTACGCCGAGCTCATCCGCCGCGCGGCCGATCGGGAGCAGGCCGCGCGCATCTGGTCCGAGGCGTACGCCGAGCTACGCCACCGCCCCGACGCCACCGCGGTGCTCAGCCACATCAAAGAGCAGGCCGATGTGCGGCTGGAGGAACTGGAGGACGTCGGCCCGCTGTGGGAGCACATCGTCGCCCGGTTCGACGGCACCGCCGCCGAGCTGAACGAGGCCGTCGAGCAGGCCTGCGGGCACCCCTGCGAGCACGCCACCCTGGCCGAGTTGCGGGCTTTCGCCGCCACGCTGCCGCCCGCCCCGGCCGCGCAGGAGTCGGCGAACGCCAGCGAGGGGCAGGTCCGCCGCATCCACGCCCAGCTGCGCGCCCTGGGCATCACCACCCGCGCCGCCCGGCTGGCCTACTTCCAGAACGTCATCGGCCACCAGGTGGACTCCACCATGGCGCTGACAGGCGAGCAGGCCAGCCGAGTGCTGGACCGGCTGGAGGCCGCCCTGCGGGACCGCGAGGCCGACAAGGCCCGCGAGGGCATCGACACCGGCTCCGGCATCGCCCCGCCCTCGGCATCGGCACCCGAGCCCGAGCCGACCGCCTCGGCCGAGCCGGCCGAGGCCGACAGGCTCGAAGCCAACATCCGCACCGAGGCCGCGGCCCGCGGCCTGGACGCCGACGCGCTGGAGGCGGCGTTCCTCGCCGTCACCGGCGACCGGCTCGACCGAGCCGACGAGCCCACCCTTGACACCTTCCTGGCCCGGCTCACGGCCGGCCACATCGCCCCCGAGGACCCCGCATGACCGACCCGACCCCGCCCCCCTGGACTCCCGCCACCAGGAACTACCGCACGGCGCGCGAGCGCCTGCGCACCTCCTGCAGCTACGACTACCGGTCTGCGGACCGGGCCGGTCTCGAAGCCCAGCGGGCGCTGGCCGCAGCCACCCTCGCGGTGGCCGACGCGCTCGTCCTGCTGGCCACCACGCTCGCCCGATCGTCCTCCACCCCGCTGGACGACCCCGCCGCCCGGGACTGGCGGCGGGTCACCGGGCTGGAATCCGACCCCTCCAAGGAGAACTGATGCCCCGCACCCCCCAGCGCGACAGCGAACCCGCCCCGGCGCCCGACCACCCCCCGCTGCCCGACCACGCCCGCAAGACCCTGCTGGACACCCTCTACGGCCAGCACACCGAGTACGGCAGCCAGGCGCGGACCCACGAGTACACCGGGCTGCAAGCGCGCGCCGAGATCGACCGGCTGCAGCGGCTGCTCGCCAACGCCACGCACATGGCCGAGGAGGCCGAACGGCTGGCCCGGCTCGCCCGGGAGAAGGAGGCGGCCTTCGCCGCCGACCTGGAGCGCAACGGCCAGCCCCGCCCGGACCCGGCCCCCACCCCGTCCCTGGAGGACCCCAAGCCGGGATGGCCGCTGAGCAAAGCGCAGCCGATCGAGCGCGCGGCCGAGAAGGCCGTCCACGAAGTCACCTGGTTCGGCTCACCGCCCTCGCCGCCGCCGGCCCCCGCACCCACCCGGCCCCTGCCGCAGGTGCCCGCCACCTGAACACACCGCCTGCGCCCGGGGCCGCCCGCTCCGGGCGCGGGCCTGAGCAAAGGACTCCCCATGGACCCCGACGTACGGCGCCGCTTGCGCCTGGCGGTCACCGCCTGGACCGACGCGGGCGGGCCGATCGACGACCTCGAAGACCGACTGTCGGCCGAAGGCCTCACGCTGGCGGCCGCGCCCCAGCACCACGACGCGGTGGACGCCTGGCTGCACGCCCACCGCGACGCGCACCCGGTCCTGTCCTCGGGCTGGCGCGCGGTCCAGGACCTGATCGAGGACTACCACCGCCGCAGCCGGGCCGGCATCGCCCTGCTCGACCCCATGCCGGGCCCAGCGCCGGGCGGGGGAGCGCGGACATGAGCCCGCGGGTGCTCGCCCTCGACCTGGCGGCCGAGTGCAGCGGGGTCGCCTACCCCGGCGGCACGATGATCCTGCGCGCGCCCGCCCCGGCCGGCCGCACCCGGACCCTGGCCGACAATCTGCGTCGGCTCGACCATATCGACACCCAGGTCGCCGCGCTGATCCGCCTCTACCGACCCCAGGTGGCGCTCGTGGAGGACTACGCGCGCCGGGTGCGCAGCGGCGCCGCCCACACCCTGGCCGAGATCGGCGGCGCGGTACGGCTGGCGCTGTGGCGAGCGGCGGTGCCGTTCGCCGTGGTGAACATCGACCACCTCAAGAAGTACGCCACCGGGGACACCGGCGCGGACAAGACCGCCCTGGCGCTGGCCGCCTTCAAGCGGGCCGGGGTGGAGTTCGCCAGCCACGACGAGTGCGACGCCTGGTGGCTCTACTGCATGGGGGCCGACGTGCTCGGTCAGCCCGTGGTCCGCGTCCCGGCCGCACAGCGCGCGGTCCTGTCCCGGCTGACGTGGTCGGCACCGATCGGAGCGCCACCGTGAGCCTGCAGGAGCGCTACCTCGATCGCTGCCGCCGCTGTGGCGCCGACATCGTCTGGGCCCGGCTGGGCCGGCACGAGGTGCCCGTGGAGCCCACCGACGACCTCCAGGCCGACCTGGCCTACAGCTGGGAGCAGGGGCCGCTGCGGCGCGCCCTGCTGCTCGTGATCGGGATCAGCCCGATCGCGGCCCGCCCGCTGGGCCCCGGCACCTTCCCCCCTGCCCCCTGGGAGCACCTCGGGCGCGACCACCGCAGCGCCTGCCTCCCCCGACCGCGCCGCCGCCACCGTGGCGCGACCCGTAGTGGCGATGTCGTGCCGCTCGATGAGGCACGGCGCCGCAGACAAGGAGACATCACGTGATCCCCCCTGCCCCGTCCCCAGGCGCCCGGCCCCTCGACGCCCGCCGGCCTGCACCCCGGACCGCGCGAGCCGTCGGGAGGAGGTCATGACCCGGCGCGGCGACAACGAGAAGGCCATCAAGGAGGCCGCCGCCCAGGCCGGCCTCACGGTCATCAACGCCGGTGGGGGATGGCACATCGTGCACCCGGTGACCGGTCACGTCATCGCGCAGTGCAGCAACAACGCCACCAGCCGCCACGTGAGGAACACCGTGGCGCGCATCAAACGCGCCGCCAAGCAGTACCAGCCCGCAGCGGATGCGACCGGCGACACCCCGCAGCCGGACTCGCCCCCGGACCGCAGGCGGCAGGAGGGCGGGCGCCAGGACCGCCTGCAGAGCGAGCAGTGGCCGCTCGCCGCCCTGCTGAACTACGCCCACAGCCTGGGCGTGCGCCTGAGTCTCAGTCACGACAAGGACGACGTGCGCATCACCGCACCCCGTGGCGGTGACGCCCTGGCCGTCGCCGAAGTCCTGCGCCGCCGCAGCGACGAGGTCCGCGCCCACCTGGCCGCGCTGTCCGCCCCGGCAGCGCCCGCAGCCCCGCCGACTCCTCATCCCCCAGACGAAGGAGCATCCCCCGTGGCACCCCCGTCCCTACCCGCGCCGAGCACCGTCACCGGCGCCCGTCAACTGTGGCACGTCCTGCGCGAGGAGGCTCGCAGGCAAGGCGACCTTCTGGCCAGCACCCCCGAGGTGTCCGGGGTGCGATGGGAGGGTGCGCTCAAGCACCTGGCCCATCAGCGGTTCCCCGACTGGCCTCCCCACCGCTACAACACCGTGCGCACCTACCTGGTAGACACCCGGCATCTGGCGCTGGCCAGCCAGTACCACCATCCCCACCCCCTGTGGGTGGTCGCCAAGGAGTGGCACGACACGCCGGTCACCCTCACGCACACCAGCAACGGGCACGGCCGGCCCACGCCGGCCGACATCGCCCGTCTGAAGGAGTCGCAGCCCAAGCCCGCCGCCCCGGCGCAGGCCGCGCCCGCGCCTGCGAGGCCCGCGGCCACCGCGCCCGCGGCCCCCGTCCCCGTGCGCTCGACGTCGCTCACCTCCCGCCCGCCCGCGCCCGAGCGGGTGCTCGAACCCACCTCGGTCGCGCTGCCCGCAGACCCGCTGGAGGTGATCGATCTGATCAACGCCCAGATCCGAGCCGCCAAGGCCGAGGCCGCCGAGGCCCGCGAATGGGCCCGCGAATGCGAGGCGCGCGCCGCCCAGGCCGAAGACGCCCTGGCCGAGCTGCGCCGCGACCACCAGAACGACCTGCAGGCGCTGCGCGCCGAGCGCGACGAGGCCCGCGCCGAGCTGGCGCGCTACCAGCAGAGCCTGTCGGGCCTGGCCGCCCTCATCCAGCCCGCCGACCCTCAGGACTGAGACGGACCGAGAAGGAACCAGACGCATGCGCGACCGCTTCCGCCTGCTCTACACCGGAGCCCGCGACCTCGACCGCCCCGGGGACCGGGACACCATCTGGGCCGACCTGGACGGCATCTACGCCCGGCGCGGCCCGCTGCTGCTCGTGCACGGCAGCTGCTCCCGGGGCGGCGACGCCCACGCCGAGGCCTGGAGGGCCCACGCCGCCGAGCGCGGCCTGGACGTGGCCATCGAACGCCACCCCGCCCCCTGGTCCGCCCTCGGCCGCGCCGCCGGCCCCTACCGTGACGGCTACATGCTCGGGCGCGGGGCCGACGGCGTCCTGGCCCACGTCACCGCCGCCTCCCAGGGCGCGCGCAACACCGCCGCCTACGCCCAGCACCTGGGCATCCCCCTGATACGCCGCCAGCGCTGAGCGGCACGCCGTACGCCGCACGCTGGCCGGCCGGGGAGCCAGGCGTCGCCGTACGGCAGCAAGCGCCACGCACGACCGGGCCTCGCGTGCCCGCCCCCTCACCGGCACGACCTGCAGCACCCCACGCACCACGGAAAGAGGGACATGAGCGCGCGGCTCGTCGGCGACGTGGCCATCTGGCTGGACACCCCGGCCGCACTTGGCCTCACCCCGGCCGAGCGGCTGGTCTTGATGATCATCGCCGAGCGGGCCAACGAACAGTCCCGCCGCATGTGGCGGTACCGCTCGGACGAGAGCACGCTGCACGACCTGCTCGCCCGCCGCGTCGGCGTCAGCAGCGGGCAGCTGACCCGCATCCTGGGCCGCCTGTCCCGCCGCGGGCTGGAGGTGCGGGTGCCGCTGAAGTACGACCGGCGCGGCCGGCCCGTCTACGGCCGGCGCGGGCACGCCTGCGACTTCCAGCTGCCTGAACTGCCCACCACCGTCACCCTGCCGCCCCGCGCGAACCCCTGTGGACAACCGGGTCCGGACGTCCCCGGCGGGAGTCGATAAGGGTGGCCTCCAGGCCAGGCTTTCGACCGCAAAGACCGGCCTGGAGGCCAGGCATTACGCCACAGAGACCGGCCTGGAGGCCACCCCCATCCCTATAGGGACCTTCCCTATCAACCCCTATCCCTACGGCTGTGGTCGGCCCTCTGCCACCTTGAGGTGGAAGGGAGGCCGGCCGCGCCGTCCGCCTGTGGAAACCCGAGGAACAAAGATCGATGGACGACACGCACTCCGACGACCCCCAGGGGCACTGGGAACGGCTGCTGCGCACCCTGTACACCCGGCTGCGCGCCCACCTGCCCCCCGAAACGGCCTGGACGATCGCCTACCACTTCCGCCAGGACCTGTCCGATCGCGGCTGGACGCCGCCCCGCTCCCCGCTGCCCACCTGGAAAGAGCTGCAGCTCAACCGGCGCGGGCCCCTGCCCATCCCGCCGCGCCCGCCGGACGAGGACGACCCGCAGCAGTAGGCGGCCCGCACGCACGGCCGCGTGCGCCGACGCACAAGATCGGCGACTGCAAAGTGATCATTGTCCGCACCCCGCCCCGAGGGCGGGCAGGCCCCGGCTGTGCCGGGGGCCTGCCCGCTGGCGGTCTGCCTGATGGCCCACCGCCAGCTACACCGGGTAGTCGGCAGCGCCGACTACCCGGTGTGATCATGCGCCGCATCCGGCGCATGATCTTCCCGCCCTGGGGCCGGATGCGGACCGGGAAGCGATCTCCGATCTCTGTGTTTCCGCAGCTCAGAAGCGCTCTCATGGTAACCGTGCTGTATCCAAACGGACCGTTGTGCATTTGGAACGGTGTGCTGGAATGGAGGTATGCGAGAGCGACGGTCAGGTTTGGAGATCGCTGGGTACACGGCGGGCGCGCTCGCGGCTGCCGCTATGGTCGTCCCCGGCGTGATCACCGGCGTCCGCGCCCGCGCGAGCGTCCCGGCGCAGACGATCATCGGCCCGCCCACGACGCCCACGACGCCCGCGCCCCCGTGCACGTGCCCGACGCCGACAACGATCATGCCGACCGTCACCGTCACGGAGAAGATCACCGAAACGGTGATCCCGCCCCCGGTCACGGCCACGGTCACGGCCACGGTCACGATCAAGGTCACCACCACGGCCACCACGACCGAGCGGGTGACCCTGCCCCCGGCCGCCGCGCCGCCGCCCGCCGCGCCTCCGGCTCCGGCCCCGGCTCCGCAGGCCCCGCCTGCCGCGCCCCCGGCCGCCGCGCAGCCCCCCGCCGCGCCTGCCGCGCCCCCGGCCGCGCCGCCGCCTGCCGCGCCCGCCCGGCCCCCTCAGGAGGACCCCAAGGCCCCTGACGCGCCCGCGCAGCCTCCGGCCGCTGCGCCGCCGCCTGCCGCGCCTGGCGCACCGCAGGCTCCCGCACAGCCGCCCGCAGGCGCGGCGGTCCCGTCCGCGCTGGGCCTGCCTGCGGCCGACTCGCCGTCCGCACAGCCGCACGCAAGCCCGCGTGCGGCAGGGCCGCAGTCCGGGCCGCCCGTGTCTCCGTGGTCTGCCATCCCTGCGGCAGCGGCCGTGATCTCCGCGCTGTGGGCCTGGCGTGCGCTGCGCGCCCGCAGGGCCGCCGCGCAGCAGGCCGCGCAGCAGGCCGCGCAGCAGGCCGCGCCGGAGTCCACTCCGGCCCCGGCGGGCGCGGACGCGCCCGCCCCCACGACGCCGGACGCGGCACGGCCCGCGCCCGGTCCCACACCCGCCGACGCGCCGCAGCAGGGCGACGCGTCATGATCCCGGAAGGGAAAGATCACATGTCCGACAACACCGCCGACATGGTCGCCGCCGTCGAAAGCGCGGGTGAGGCCATCCTCACCGCGCTTGAGCGGTGGGTGGACACCGACGGCAAGGACGAGAAGAAGCTCGCCCGCGCCGCCGCGTGGCGACCCCCGCTCACGGTCGTGATGTCCTACGCGGACGCCGGGGAGCTGACCCCCGAGACGTTCCCCCGGGAGGGGATCATCCCGGCCGACGCGCGCGACCTCCCCGAGGCGATCATGGACCGCAACGGGACCAAGGTCGTGCTCCGGTCCGACCGGGGCCGCGCGCTGCTGGGCCGCATCAGCCCGACGCACGAGTGGAACCAGTACGCCAAGCTCACCCCCAACATGATCCGGCAGACCGCCGAGGCGTACCGGGCCGCGCAGCGTGAGCGCGCCAAGGACGCGGAGATCGCGCGGCTTCGCGCGGAGCTGGCCGCCAAGAGCGGCGAGCCCAAGCCGGAGTCCGCGCCCAAGCCCGCGCCCAAGCCCGCCACGGCGCGTAGGTAGGTCCACCCCTGGGGGGCGCTGCGGGGAGCGCCCCCCTTCCCCGTTCCCAGACCAGAGCAAGGACCGATCATGGAACTCCCGATCAACCTCCCGAAGTCCCTGATCCACAACGCCCAGCTCCACAACGTCAACATCCGGGAAGCCGTGACCGAGGCGTTGGAGCGCGCGACCCGGTTGCACGAGATCGCCGGGCGCGAGGTCTACGACGTGCACGAGCAGGCCGACGCCGATGGTGAGTGCGCCTTGGCTCACGAGTCCCTGGAGGGGGACCTGAGGTACGCCATCGCCCGCGCCCGCGCCCTGCTCGTCATGGCGGGGCTCGACCCCGAGGACGTCTGCCGGTCCGTGGACGTGACCACGTGCCCGATGACCGGGCACGTGATCGTCGATGCGAACCCCGCCGTACTCCACGACGCCGTGTCCGTGATCGAAAAGGAGCTGATCAACCACGACCTCGACCGGCGCGTGGCGCTGGCCGTGATCCGCAGCGTGGGTGAGCTGTGGGCGGCTACCGCCGCCGTCGAGCCGCAGGACCTGCGCGCCGTCCGGCGCGAGGTCCACCGGATCGCGGACCTGTCGGCCGTGTACGGCGCGCGGGACCTGTCCATCGTCGTGAACGCGCTGGCCTACGCGCTCACGTCGGCCGTGCACGTCACGGTCGTGGAGGTCGTGGACAACAGCGGCCTCCCGAACCTGAACTAGGCGCGCTGCGGTCCGCGTGCGCCTTCCCTGCACCCCGCACGCGGACCGCACGGCCCCGAGCGCGCGCCGGGCCTCGTGCACACCCCGGCCCGCTGCGCCGGGGCCACCGGCCCCCGGCTCGTCCCTGACGAGCCGGGGGCCTTTCTCATGCCCGCGCGGATGCTGGCATGGCACATGCTGGCGGGCGGATCGGCCGCCAGCACGTGCCAGCACGCGCCAGCGCGACGCGTGCTGGCACGTGCCCGGCGTAGGCGTGCTGGCGCGCGGGCCTGGGCGCTGTGCGCGCCGACACCGAACGGGGCGCGTCAGCGCCCCGTTCGGGGCGTTCGATCCACCCCACCCCCGCCGCGCCGATCACGGGGCGGCGATCAACTCGCGGTCGCTCGCCCGGTTGGGTTTCGGGGATCGGGCGGGGGCCGAAGGAGGGGCTCCTAGTCGGGGGTGCCCATGGCGCGCAAGACGCGGTCACGGCGGTCGAGCGCGGCGCGCAGCGCGATGATCGATCCGGCGAGCGCCATCGCGCTGGGCCCGGCCAGGATGATGGCGGGCAGCGGCGTGGTCATGGACCGGCTCACCCAGTCGGCGGCGTCACTGACCTCGTGTGTCGCCCGCTCGGCCAAGGACGCCTGGAGCGCGGCCAGGGCGACGGGGAACTCCTCGGTGCCCAGCGCCTGGATCTGCTCATGGGTGGGGGCCGGCCCCCCGGCCTCGCCCGTCAGGATGTCGATGACGTCATCGCTGACGTTGCACAGCTGATGCCACACGAGGGCGAGTTCGGCGAGCTCGTCGGGGCTGGCGTCCATGGGGGCATCCTGACACGGGTCGGCCCGCCGTCAAGGGGGTTCGGTGGTCAGCGGGTGCCGCCGATGAGGAGCCAGAGCTTGCGGGCGCGCAGCGAGTCGAACTCGTGGCGGGCGGCCTGGTCCCGCAGGTCGTCGTAGGTGAGCCCGAGGTCGTCCAGGGCGGCCTGGACGGCGGCGGCGAACTCGGCCTCGGTCACCACGATGACGTCCTCGGGCTCGGCAGGGGTGTCCATGTCGGAAGGGGTGTCCATGGGGCGTTCTCCAGGGATTCGGCTGCGCCGAGATGGGCGGGTTTGTAGGGTAGGCAGTGCGTTCGAGATCACGAGTCTGGGAATGGGGCGGACCGGCACAGGCCGGTCCGCCCCTTTTCGTGCCGGGGGGTGCGGTGGTCTGGGTGGATCTGGACACGGCGGCGCGGTGGGCCGCCGTGTCGCGCAAGACGGTCGAGCGGTGGGTCCGCGAGCGGCGACTGGTGTCGCGGCCCGGCCCCGGGGGCCGGCAGGTGCGCTTGGAGCGGGTGATGGCGGTGGAGTCCGAGCGGCGGGCGTCGCGACGGCGGGGCCGGCCGGGGGCGCGTCCGGGGGGCGGCCTGATATCCGGCCCGGAGGCGGGCCCGGCCGCTAGCGTGAGCGAAAGGTCGGTGTCGAGCGAGGGGGAGGCGCCGTGATCATCATGGTGGCGGGGATGCGGGGCGGGTCGGGCCGGACCACGACCGCCTATGGATTGGCGGCCGCGGCCGCCCTCATGGGCCAGACGGTGCGGCTCATCTTGGTCGACGGGGTCGGGATCGCCGACGGAGCCGGTGGCGGGGACTGGAAGTCCTGGCCCATCTCGATCCACACCGGCCACGCCGAGGACGTGCCCGGCTGGCTGGCCGCGCGGACCGCGCCGGATGAGGTGGTGATCGTGGACCTGCCGCCGGGCCGCCACGCCTCGCTGGAGCACGCGGACGTGATCGTGGTGCCGGTGCATCATCGGGCGTGCATGCCCAGGCCGTCCGCCGGCGCCGAGACGGGACCGCTGAGGCTGCTCGGCGTGGAGCACCTGATCACGGCGGGCAGGCCCCTGGTCGTGGTGCCCTGCCGGGTGCTGCCGAGGGAACGGGCCGACGAGCTGCGCGCGGCCGGCCGGGACGGCGGCGTGTACGTCGCCGAGGCCGAGATCGGCGAGACCAAGGCGCTGCGCATGGCGATCACGCCGTACGCCGTGGCGTGGGCGGCGCTGGCGCCTCTGCACCTGCCGCTGTGGCAGGAGGTCGCGCACCAGGCCGAGGCGCGCACCGTCCGCTGACCCCCGGGGCGTTCAGATTCGTCTCCTTTCGTTCGGGTGCGTTCACCCGGTTGCGCCCGCGCGTGCGGGTGAGGCACGGTGAGAGGGCGTCCTTTCCCTTGGTCTGGGGAACGCAGGTGTGATCCCTTGTTGGCCCAGGCGGTGACCACCGGAACGAGGCCCTCCGGTTCCCGGGGGGCCTCGTTCACGTGCGGCAGGCATCCGTCGCCGCGCCTGGGCCGGGCCCCCGCGGCTACCCCCGGTCGTCGCCGCGGACGACCTGCTCCAGAGCCGCAAGGCGCTGGCTCAGCTCGGCCACGACGCGGCGCAGGTCGGCGAGCTGGCGTCCCAGGTCGTCGCCGGCCTCGGACGCGGCACTGGCATGGTCGCCGACGAAGACGCCTTTGCCCTGCTGTCCGATGAGGCGTCCCTCGGCCCGCAGGAGGCGCACGGCCGCCTTCACCACGCCCAGGGACGTGCCGTACCGCGCGGCGAGCTGGGCGGTGGAGGGCAAGGCCTGGCCGGGCCGCAGCTCGCCCCGGCCGATCCTGCTCCGCAGGTCGTCGGCGATCTGGAGGTAGCCGGGCCGTCCTGTCCACGTGATCGCGGTGTCCCGCTCGGGCTCCGGCGTCCTCGACATGCACACCCTCCTGCGCTCCCCGCCAACGTAGACGACTAAGAGCCTGTTTCCTGTTCCGAACCCCGCAGATCGTCGCGCTGCCCAACGGATAGCCGTTTCAGGCACCGGGATAAACCGGACATCGGAAACGGCTATCCGTTGGGCAGCGCCGAGGCGGGGTCTCACCCCGTGAAGGAGGGGCCGGACCCGCGTGGATCGAGCGCCGGTTCGAGCGCCGTGGTGAACGCCAGCAGCAGCACGGACCGCTGCCGGTCGTCCATCAGATCCAGGTGGAACTCATTGCCGCCCAGGGCGATGGCGGCGTCGAGCACGCCGCGCTGCGCCGTGGAGTGCGGGATGGAGCCGCCGTTCAGCGCCAGGCGCGCGGCGTCCCAGTTGATGACGGCATAGCCGTCGGCGCGGAACACACAGGCGGCGACGAATTCCTCGTGGGCGAGCCAGAACCCGTCCTCGATCAGCAGGTTCACGGCGGCGGCGAGGTGGGGGCGGCCCTCACGCGTGACCCCGGCACGCAGTTCGGCGATCAGCTCGGGGTCCGGGGCGCGGCGGTCCTCCTCCTGTCGCAGCAGGTCCCGCGCCCGGGTGATCTCCTCGGCCGGGCGGCGGCTCAGCTCCGCGTCCAGGTGTCCCAGCAGTCCCGAGATGCGCAGGAGCGGGCGATCGTCCATCCGGGCAGCCTGGGCGAGCAGCATCAGGTGGGCGGTGGCCACCGCGGCGAACGGCCGGGGGTCCGGGGTGGTGCGTTCAGCCATGGGTCCTCATCGGGCGTCAGCGGGCAGGGGTGTCGGACTGCGTCGCCGTGTACTCGGCCATCGCGCGCATCGTGGGCCCGAAGTTCTGCCCCGGCCTGGTGGTGGCGTTGCCGGCATGGGCCAGGGCGGCTGCCGCCACGTGCAGGTACACCCGCGTGTCGGCGGCGAGCCGGGTCGCCGCCTCCATGTCACCGCGGCCGTAGGCGTCCAGGGCCTCCAGCGCCGCCAGCTCCTGGGCGGGGTCGAGCACCTGGGCCAGCAGGGGCGCCATGGCCGCGCGCACCTGCTCGCGGTTGACGCCCTCACACGTCCAGACCTGCGGGGACAGGCAGTTCACGGCCACCACGGGGATCATCGCGGTGGCCAGATGCAGGGCCTGCGGATGCTGGGCCATGCCGACGTCGAGCTGACGGGCCAGCTCGACGTCGGGAAGCGCGTAGGCGGCGACCAGCCCGAGGGTGAGTGCGGCGGGGCCCCATGCGGACGGGGAGGGCGGCTCCACGGACGTTCCTTTCTCCGGCGGGCTCGGGTTTTCGCCATCATCGCGGTTTACGCTCCTGGCCGCAGGTGGAACGGCGCTGTCGGGGCCGTGCGGGGCTTGCGGACTTGACCTAGGGTGCGCCATGATCTCCCTTTGATAGGGCGCGTCTACCCGGGACCCTGGGGTGGGGCCGGTGACGCGAGCGACGCGCCCCGCACCCCCGATCCCGTACCCGGCGCACCCTGGTTGGTTGCTCACGGCCGGGCGGATGTGGGGGGAGCGCTGCGACCGTGGGGGGATCCACAGACGTCGGCCTCAGGGCGGGCGTCACGGTCGCATGCGCGCGTTTCGGGTGCCCGTGGCCGGGATGGTGGTGGCTCAGAGTCCCGGTCACGGGCCCCCGTCCAGGATCTGCCGCAGGTGCTCCTCGATCCAGTCCCCGGTGAGGTGGCACCGGGCGAGGTCGTCGAGCAGGTGCAGGTAGGCCGCCGACAGGGCCGCCAAGGCCGCGTCCTCGTCCCCGTGCGGGGTCATCGGCTCCTCCTCAGGGGGCGGGGCTGGGTCCATACCCGCGTCATCTCCTTCGGCCCGGCCGGCCGTACACCGGCGGGTGCATCTTTCAGGACTGGCCGAGCCGGCGGGGCTGCGGGAGCAGCGTCGCCGCCGCCAGCTCCTGGCCGGGCGGGGACAGGTCGAACAGCCGCCGCGGGGGCCGGCCGGGTTCGGGCTCGGTGAACGCCGTCACCCAGCCGCACCCCTGGAGGTAGGTGAGCATGCGGGAGGCCTGCCGGTAAGGCACGCGGGCGCGTGAGGCGAGCTGGCAGGCGTCGTCCGGGCCCAGCGCCAGGGCGGCCAGCATCGCCCGATGCACGCGGTCGGCCCCGGCGTCCGGGTCGGCCCTCTCGCGCCGCCACCAGCGGCGGCGGTGCCGCTCCGACAGGTGGAGGAAGGCGGCCGCCTTGAGCCGGCCGCCCTCGGTCAGCCCGATCTGGGGCGCGCCCTCCTCGCCGCGCGAGGCCACCACCCAGTCGACGGCGCGGAGCGCGTTGATGGCGACCATGACCGGCGTGGAGGCCTCCACCGCCGCCGCGAGCGGAACCGGGGCCGACAGCAGCGTCTTCAGCGCCGCACGGAGCGCGGGGTCATCGCCGAGGCCGTCGGCGCGCAGCGGGAGACGGGAGCGGAACAGGGGCATGGGTCACTCCGGGGAGATCAGCAGGGGGGACGGGGCACGGCCCAGGGCGTAGTCGACGAGGGTGTCCATCTCGTCGCTCTCGCCGAGGGACGCCAGGGCCGCGATGACGATGAGGCGCTCGACGGCCTCGGGCGCGGTGCCGGGCGGCAGCCCGAGCGCGACGGCGTTGACGACGCAGGCCGCCTCGTAGCAGACCCGGCGGTTGCGCGCGGTGTTCGCCGTGTACGGCACGAGCACGACGTAGTCCATGTCGTCAGGGTGGTGGATGTGCCGCCAGTGGTCGTGATCGCACTGGCCGGCCTCGGGCTCGTCCTCCAGGGAGACCAACTCCCAGTCGGCGTGGGCCCTCAGGTGCTCGCTGAGCTGGGCGGGGCCGGCGGTGAACGGCACGACGGCGAGGAGGCCGGTGCCGGGCAGGCGCCGCAGGGCCCCGTGGACGCGGGCCAGGGTGGCTTCGTCGAGCAGGTCGTATCCGTCGGGCAGGGAGGGCACGGGGTCCCCTTTCACTCGGGAGGGATCAGCAGGGGGGACGGCGCCCGACCCATGGCGACGGCGAAGACGGCGGCCATCTCGGGGATCTCGTCCATGGTCGCGGCCGACAGCGCCGCGATGACGGTCAGGCGCTCGAACGTCTCGTCGCTGGCGATGGGCGGCAGTCCCAGCGCCAGCGCGTTGATGACGTAGGCGGTCTCCAGGCAAGCCCGCCGGTCGTCGTCGGTGACGGCCAGCCCGGCCGGGATGGACACGATGTACTCATCGGCGTACTCGCTGTCCACCGCGTGCCTGCGGTGCTGGAAATACAGGTGTCCGGGCAGCGGTCCGATCAGCGGGTCCGGGTCGGGCACGAAGGTCCAGTCCGCGTCCGCCATCAGATGCTCATAGAGCTGGTCGGGGCGCGCGGTGAACGGCACCACGGGGTGGGTGTCGGCCAAGCGCTTCAGCGCCTGGCGCACGGCCGCCAGGAACGCGCGGTCGTCGTCGTCGAACTGCTCGGGCAGGGGCGGCTCACTCATCGGCGGGCTGCATCACGCCGGCTCGGGGGGCAGGGAGCCCGGGGAGTCCGGCACCGATAGTTCCTCGCCCACCAGCTCCGGGCCCAGCAGGTCGATGGACATGAGCATGAACACGTCCGCGATCGCGCCACTGGGGAACTTGGACTCACTCAGCGCCGCGGCCATCGCCGACAGCGCGACCAGGAAGCGGCCCATCTGCGCTTCGGTGAGTCCCGTGGGCGGGTTCGCGCGCAGCCCGTCGGCGAATCGCCCCGCCGCCCGACGTTCGTTTTCGAGCCGGGCACCGTCCCTGTGCAGGGCCTGCAGGACCTGCTGCAGGGCGGTGCGCTCGCGTGGGGTGAGGCTCATGTCGTGGCTCCATCGTCGTAGACCGCGTTCCAGCCCAGCCGAACGGACTGGGCGTTGAGGAGGTACCGCCAGCCGGCCGGGCGGGCCTGGCCCGCCGGATTGCGCCAGGTGATCCCCAGCCGCTCGGCGTCGGACCTGAGGAGGTCGAGGACCGCGCTCAGCCCGGACCGGTCGCGGCCGTCGCCGACGGCGTCGCGGGTGCGCAGCGTCCCCTCGGTCGAGCCGGCCGCCAGATCGGGCTGGGGGCTGACGAACCAGCCCTCGTCGTTGAACTGCACCCGGCCCCGCCATCCTGCGCCGTCGTGCCAGACGCTGATGCCGCTGGCCCACCAGTGGCCGATCACGACCGCTCCTGCGGGGTCGCGGACACGAGGGACTCGGCCACGTCCGCGAGTCGGTCGATCAGGACGTCGCACAGATCCGGGGGCACGTCCTCGATGGCCCCCGGCGTCGATCCCCAGCTCGTCCATCAGCGCGGCGGCCGTGCGCCGCAGATCGCAGGCGCCGCCGGGCGTGGCCTGGCCGGGGTCCAGCCGGGCCCGCAGGCTGGCCGTCATGGCCTCCAGCACGTCGCTCAGCGGGGCGCCGGCCTCGCGCGCGTGCCGGGCGATCTGGGCCGGCGGGGGAAGCCATCCGGCCGGGATCGCCTGCGCCGGGTGCGTGCCGGTGCGCACGGCGGCGAGGTCGGTGAGGGTGACCCCGGTGATCGTGACGCGCCCGCCGTACGGGGCGCTCAGCAGGGTCCGGAACAGGTCCTCGACCCGGTATGGGTCGCCCAGGTCCGTGGACAGGTGCCGGGTCATGCGCCACCCGTCCGCCGTGGGGGCGATGCCCATCTCGGACAGGGCGTCACGCTCGTCGGGGGTGAAATCGGGCTCGACGCGGAAATCCGTCAGCACGCGCCAGGCGTACTGCAGCCGGATACTCACAAACGGGTCTCCTTACCAGGGACGCAGCCGCACGCGGTATCGCGTGCGGCTGGCAGCGGATCGAACGAGCAGGGATCAGCGGATCGGGGTCGCGGTGGCCTCCACGCACTCGGCCTGCGGGAAGACCTGCCGCAGGAGTTGGCTGAACAGGGCCACGGACTGGGTCTCATCCGCGTGCCAGGCGATATGGCCGACCAGTTGCCAGGTGCGGCCGTCGCCGGTGGGCGTGAACCCGAACTTGGACAGGTCCTCGTGCTCGGCGGGGGACAGCGTCCGGTCCGGGACGAAGACCAGCCGCACGTGCCAGGCGGGGAGTCGGCGTCCGGTCATGGCTGGGGCCCGTCGGGGTGGGTGCACCGGTCGCAGCCGCAGGAGGGGTCGCAGCCCGGGTCGGGTGCGGGCGGGTCCGGCGGATCTGCGGCCCGCGCGGTCAGCTCGGAGAGGAAGGTGTCCTCGCCGGGCAGGTCCGACAGCCCCCAGCGGCCGACCCGCTTGACGGGGTAGTAGGCGCCCACGTGGTGCGGGGGAGACGGTCTGCCGGCGAAGCGTCCTTCGGCGTGCGGCCGCCGCTGGAAGCCTCGGTAGACCTCGAACGCGGCGGCGTCGAGGTCGATGAGGTAGCCCCACTCGCAGTCCAGCGAGTCGGCGGGGAAGTCGCGGGCGTCCTCGATGACACCCGCCGCGAGCATGAGTTCGGGCCGGCCTTGCGTCCGCCGCAGCAGGACGTACCAGTCGTCCAGCCGCCCGGTGCTCACGCGCTGGAACGCGAACTCCTTCAGGGCCTCGATGTCCTCGGCGCCGGGGCGGGTGCCCGGATCGACGACGCGCAGGGCACGCACCCGTCGGCGCAGCTCGCCGAGGTCGGCGGCGGCGAGGCGCAGCCAGGACAGGACGCTCGCGCCCACGCCGCCGGGGTAGCTGTCCGCGTGGACGTAGGCGATCTTCTCGTGGCCATCGATCACGAAGCCGATGAAGCCGCGCGTGCCCATCAGCCCGCGTCCGGGTCATGGTCATGGTTATGGTCGGTCATGGTGGGTCACTCCCGGTTCTCGGCGAGGCGCATGATGCAGTCGTGGTGCGCCAGCAGCACCCGGGCCATGCCGTGGAACTGGTGCGGCACCAGCCCCAGGCGGCGCAGGAACGGCCGCAGGCCCGGACCGGCGAACTTGTAGCGCCACACCAGCGTGTCCATGTAATGGTGGGCGCGGCAGCAGGCGGTGCAGTAGAGGTACATCCGCCCGGTGACGGTGTCCAGGACCTGCTCGAACAGCATGTCCTCGGCGCCGCCCCAGGGGCGGCGCCGAGGCGCGGGGCGGTCGGCGCTCACCGCAGGCCCGCCGGCGGGGGGAAGTAGGTCCCGGCCTCGGGGGTGACCGGCTGGGCGCTGACCCAGCGGTCGTGGTCCACGCCCCGCAGGTAGCGGCCGGGGCCGAGCTCGACGAGGTCCTGGGGGCAGGGCGGCCCGGGGGTCAGCGCCTCCTCGTCCTGCGGGGTGAGCTCGTCGTATCCGACCAGGGTCAGGCCCTGGCGCGGCAGGTGCGTCATGTGGTGGCAGTGGTAGCTGCGCAGGGCGTAGTCGGCGGCCTCGGCCAGCACGTGGGCGGACGGGCACTCCGCCTCGATGCGGGACTCGATGAGCCAGGCCAGTCCCAGGGCGGCGTCCTGCGGGTCGATCAGGCCCGCGTGGGTGTGCTCCAGGTGGGCGAGGGCGGCGCGGACGGCCACCTCGCGCAGCTCCTCGGGGCGGCCGGAGGTGGCCTCGCGGACGGCCTGTCCGGGGGTGGGCAGGTCCGGGGCGAGCAGGTCGCGGGTGCAGTGCATCGGGGTCTCCTGTGGTCAGACGTGGGGGACGGGATCGGCGTCGGCGTTCCAGTGGTAGGCGAAGTACGTCCAGCCGGCGTCGGAGGGGATCGGGTCGTACTCGGGCCGGCCGTGCGGCCACACCTGGACCTCCACCTCGGTCGCACGCTCGGCGCCGAGGTCGTGGTGCAGTGTCCGCAGCGCCCGCTGTGAGGCGTGTTCCTTGGTAGGGGCGTCGAGGATGAGCGAGATCCGCCACCGGCCCGAGGAGTGGCCCCTGATGCCCAGAAGGGCGCGCTCTTCTGCGGTGACCTCCGGGTCGGCGGTGAAGATCAGGCGGATGTCCCATCGGGGGTCCCGCTGAACCTCGGGCAGGGCCTGGGTCCAGCGGACGGCGAGGACGTCGGGGGCTTCGTGCGGCATGGCGGATTGCCTTCGGGTCAGGACTCGGCGGTCAGGGCGGAGTCGAAGTCGGTGTCGGCGGGGTCGGCGGAGCGCAGGCGCGGTCGCGTGAGCAGCCGGAGGGCGTCTGCGGCGACCTGGTCGGGGGGCGGCAGGACGGTGTCGCCCAGCGGGAGCCCGTCCTCGACCGCGTCCCAGATGGTGCCGCCGTGGGGGGCGTAGACCCAGCCGCGCTCCTCCGTCCAGCACAACCGGACGGTGACCTCGATGGGGTCGCCGCAGACGAGGACGCCGCTGCGGGGCCAGGTGCCCAGGTGCGAGGACAGCCGTACCGCGACCCCGGCGGCGCCGACGGCCTGGGCGCAGCGGGCGATGTAGCCCTCGTGGGCCGTGCGCTGGTCCCAAGGGGGTTGGATCGGCTCGGCCGGGCCGTCCGCGGCGGCGCGGCTGCGCAGCACCTCGGCGAGCCGGGCGTTGCCGAAGCGCTCCTGGTAGTGGCGGAGCCGGGACGTGATGTCCCAGCAGCAGGTGCGATCGCCGCAGGAGGTCAGGTCCGCATCGAGCGCCTGGAGTGCCTCGGAGGCCCACGCGATGTCGTTCACGTCGGCGGGGGCCACTTCGTAGGCGGCGTCACGGAGGGCGTTGGACGCGGCCGGCGGGTCCTGTCCGGTGAGCAGGTCGGCGGTGCGGAGCAGGATCTGCCCCACGGGGGTGGGCATGTGGTGCTCGGGCATGGCTTCGCCCTTCGAGGATGGGGGGTGGGGGGCGACCATCGGGGGTCGCGCGGAGCGCGGAGATCACCAATTCCATGATCAATCCGATGTCCGCTCCTCTCCTCATTTTACGCGTGGACAGCGCAAAGCACGAGGTCAGACGCATGATCCGTACGCAGATGTAGACGTGGGGCTAGCGCTGCCGCGCGACGGCGGAGCACGCTCCGAAGACCCCCATTCTCTCGCCGCACGCGCTCCCGCGTGCGGTAAATAGCCCCAAATTCCAGACACCGGCGGAATCGCCCGGCTAGGGTGGGATCGCCGTCCCGACGAGCCGGCGAGCGTGCGGCGCTCGTGGGTGATGTGTGCGGATGGTTGGTGTGGTCCGGAAGGGTGGTCCCGTTCCGGCCGGACAATCTCCCCCGGCCGGAACGGTCCTCCTTTCGCGCACACGCAAAAGCAAATCGAGCGCGCGAGGAAAAATGCGCTTCTACGCTCACGGCCTATGAGTCATTCGGTCATCGTATTCGACGGCGACGACACCCTTTGGGAATGCCAGCGCCATTTCGACGAGGCGCGGGCGGCCGTGGCCGACTACGTGTCCGGCCTCGGGCTGGACGCCGACCTGTGGCGACAGCTGCAGCACGACCTGGACCTGGACCTGGTCGCCACGCGCGGTATGGACCGCCGGCGCTTCCCGCTGTCATGTGAGCTGGCCTTGGAGCAGGTCAGTCACCAGGTCGGCCGCCTGGTGCGTGACCAGGACCGGTACCGGGTGGGCGAGCTCGCCGACCGCGCGCACATCGCGCCGGTCCAGCTGCTTCCGGGCGTGGCCGAGGCGCTGGCCCGCGCCGCGCAGTCCGCGCCGCTGATGTTGCTCACCTGCGCCGACCCCACGGTGCAGCGCCGCCGAATCTACAACTCCGGCCTCATGCGCCATTTCCAGGGCGTGCGCATCTGCCCGGATAAACACGCCGGCATCTTCGCCTCCCTGATGCACGATCTCCAGGCCGACCGCGCCCATTCGTGGTCGATCGGCAATAGCGAGGCCAGCGACATCGTCCCCGCCCTGCAGGCGGGCATGAACGCGGCCTGGGTGCCGCGCGGCACCTGGGCCCACGACCTGCGGCCACCCGCGTACCGCCCGACCGCTCCGGCCGGGCTGTCCCTGCGGGCCGAGGACCTGTCGGCCGCCGTGGACCTGGTCCTGGAGCGGCTGGGCTGACCGCACGCGCCTACGCGTGCGGTCACGATCCGCCCATCACCGCCGCCCGCAGGGCCGAGGCGCCCTCCCGCAGCAGGCCCACGTCCGATCCCACGGTGATGAGCCGGGTGCCGGCGGCCACCTCGGCTCGCGCGGCGGCCGGCGTGGCGCAGAAGATGCCCAGCGGCATCGTGGCCCGCGCGCAGGCGCCGCGCACTCGCGCGATCGCCTCGACCACCGCGGGGTGTCCGAGCTGGCCGAGGACCCCCAGGCTGCCGGACAGGTCATAGGGGCCGATGTAGACGGCGGCCAGGCCCGGTGTGGCCACGATCTGGTCGATCTGCGCCACGGCGGCGGCGTCCTCCACCTGCGCGATGACGCTCACGCCGGCGTTGGCGCCTTTCAGGTACGGCGCCAGGTCCGCGCCGTAGCCGTGCGCGCGGGCGATGCCCACGCTGCGCCGCCCCTCGGGGGGATAGGACGCGGCGGCCACGGCGGCCGCCGCGTCCCGGCCGCTGGTCACGTGCGGCACGATCACGCCGTCGGCGCCGGCGTCCAGGGCGCGCGCGATCAGGACCGGGTCGTTGGACGGCACCCGCACCACCGCGTGGGCCTGCGGCTGCAGGACCTCCAGCAGACGCTGCACGGCCGAGGAGGTCAGCAGCGGTGAGTGCTCCTGGTCCAGGAAGTACCAGGAAAGCCCAGCCACGCGCAGCACGGCGGCGCTCTCGGGGCTGTCCAGCGTGAGCAGCGTCCCGATCAGCGGCGGGCCGTCGTCACCGAGGCGCTCTTTGAGGGTCGGCATGAGATCACTCCCTTCGCGTGGCGCATCCTCGCACCCGCCCACGGGGGCGGCCAAGCGCCGCGACGCGATCCGTATCGGTCAGGGCGTGCGGTCCTGGCGGAGCGGGCTCAGGGCCGCTTGCGGCTCAGCGCCCATCCGGCGACGTGGCTCAGCCGGTCGGTCGCGGCGACCAGCTCGACGAGCTGGTCGGGAGGCAAGGGCTCCAGCAGATCGGCCAGCCGGGGCAGGTCGTCCCGGTGCGCCAGCGTGATGGCCCGCTGGGCGACCAGGGTGCGCGGCAGATCGTCGACGATCACTTGCAGATCCTGGCCGCACGGCGCGGCAGGTTCACGGGACACAGGGCAACCCTTCGCGGCGTGGGTACGGGGGAGAGGGGTGTGCGATCAGACCGCCCTTCCAGTATTACGGCAGTAAGGGACGGTTGGCGCCGCACATCGTGTCGCTGCTGCCGTCCCACGCGGCCTACGTCGAGCCGTTCGCCGGGTCCGCGGCCGTGTTCTTCGCCAAAGCCCCGGTGCCGATCGAGGTGCTCAACGACGTCAACGGCGATCTGATCGCCTTTCTGCGGACCCTGCGCGACCGGCCGGGGGAGCTGGAGCGCCTGATCGCGCTGACGCCGTACGCGCGCACCGAGCACGCCGCCGCCCGCCTGGGCGACGCGGCGGCCGCCGACGTCGAGCGGGCCCGGCGCTGGTGGATCCAGTGCATGCAGTCACGCTCGGGCGAGGCCGGCGGGTCCTGGCGGCGGCCCACGCACGCCATCGGCAGCTCCAACGCCCACACCGCCAAGCGCCAGGCGGCGCTGATGCACGCCTACGCCGACCGGCTGCGGGACGCCTACATCGAGTGCTGCGACGCCGTAGAGCTGATCGGCCGGATGGACGCCCCTGCCACCGCCTTCTACGTCGACCCGCCCTACCTGCGCCAGGTCCGGACCCCCTCGGGGCGGTACGTGGCCGAGCTGGAGGACGAGGCCGGCCACCGGCGCCTGCTGGCGGCCCTGTCGGCCTGCGCCGGGACGGTGGTGCTGTCCGGCTACTGCTCGCCGCTGTATGAGGAGCTGCTGCGCGGCTGGGTGCGCCTGGACTATCGGGTCCGCAACGCCGCCTCGGACCTACGCCGCCACGCGGTGGAGTCGGTGTGGATCAACCGCTGACCTGCAGGCCGGCCCCGCCGGGCCGCCGCTCACCACACGCAAGGGGGAGGGAGCCGGTGGCCGAGGTGCTGCCGCAGGAGTACGTGCTGGTGCCGACCGAGCAACTGGAGCCGCATCCGGACAACCCGCATCGCGGGGATGTGGGCCTGATCGGCGAGTCGATCGAGCGCAACGGCTGGTACGGCGCCACGCTGGTGCAGCGCTCGCGGATGCGCATCATCGCCGGGGAGCACCGCTGGCGGGCCGCGCAGGCCAAGGGCCTGGCGATGACCCCGGCGCTGCTGCTGGACGTGGACGACGATCAGGCGCTGCGCATCATGCTGGCCGACAACCGGATCAGCGACTACGGCCACTACGACGACCCGGCGCTGGCGGCGTTGCTGGCCTCGCTGCCGGATCTGGCCGGCACCGGGTGGACGCCCGACGACCTGGCCGACCTGGACGCCGCGCTGCCGGCCTGGGTGGAGGTCGTCGGCCAGGAGCGCCCCGAGCGTGCCGAGCCGCCGGCCGCCGTACGCGCACCGGAGGAGGAGGCCGGGGCCGCGCGCGGCCCGCACCCGAGTGCCTCGTCGGCCGCCGAGGCCGCGGCGCCGGGGCCCGCGGCGCCGCTGACGCCGGCGTCGGCCTCCAGCGGCCGGGCCGAACTGCTGGTGGTCTTCGCGCCAGAGGAGCACGCCGAGGCCATCGCCCTGATCCGGGCGATCCGTGACCGCGACGGCGAGACCAGCGTGGGCCGCATCGTGCTGGCCGCGCTGCGCGCGCACGCGACCTGATCTTCTCCCGCACGCGCACACGCGTGCGGCCCGTCCGGTCCCGGGGGGTGTGTGTGACCGTCTCCAAGGCCCGCCAGGTGCAGATCGCCCAGCGCCGCACGCGCGCGGTGCAGATGCGCCTGGCCGGAGTCTCCTACGCCGTCATCGCCGACCAGCTCGGCTACGCCAGCGCCGGGGCGGCGAACAAGGACGTGACCAGGGCGCTGGCGGCCACCATGAAGGACCAGCACGAGTCCTCCGAGCAACTGCTGCGGCTGGAACTGGACCGGCTGGACCGGCTCATGGCCGGGGTGTGGACGCGGGCCTGCGGCGGCGACGTGAAGTCCGTCGAAGCCGCCGAGCGCCTCATCATGCGCCGCTGCGCGCTGCTGGGCCTGGACCTGATCCACCGCAACGGCGCCGGGGACGGGGACGTGGCCTCGCTGCTGGGGTCGCTGTTCACCGCGCTGCAGACGCGGCACGCGCCGGCCGAGGTCGAGGTCATCGACGTGCTGGAGGCCTCGCCCCAGGAGGACGACGGCGCACACGCCCCGGAGGGCGCGGACGGCGCGGAGGGTGCGGCGGCGTGAGCGCGCGGGCCCTGCGCCCGATCGTGCATTTGTCTCCCGCCCAGGAAAAATCCATCGCGCAAAGCACGGCGCGAATAAACCTGTGGACGGGAAGCATACGATCGGGGAAAACCATCGCCTCTTTGCTGCGGTGGCTCACCTATGTGGTGTCCGCCCCGCGCGGTGGCCATCTCGTCATCGTCGGGAAAACCGCAGACACGATCAGCAGGAATGTTTTCGAGCCGCTGACGGACCCGTCGCTCACCGGCCCCGTGGCGCGGCGGATCTTCCATACCCGGGGCGCGCCGACGGCCAATATCCTGGGCCGGAGAGTGGAGATCATCTCAGCGGCCGATGTGCGCGCCGAGTCGCGATTGCGCGGCCTGACCTGCGCAGGAGCCTACGTCGATGAGGTGACACTGCTACCGGAGTCGTTCTTTGAACAACTCCTGGCACGCATGTCCCTGCCCGGCGCGAAATTGTTTGGCACGACCAATCCGGACGCGCCTAATCATTGGCTGCACAAGAAATTCATCCGGCGAGCGTCCGAGCTGGACATGCGCCACTGGCATTTCACTCTGGATGACAACCCGGCGCTCGATCCCACGTATGTCGCGAATTTGAAGGCCGAATTCACCGGCCTGTGGTACAAGCGCTTCGTCTTGGGCCTGTGGGTAATGGCCGAAGGCGCGATCTATGACATGTGGGATCCGGATCGGCATGTGGTGACCGCATTACCGCCGATGGAACGGTGGCTGGCGGTCGGCGTGGACTACGGCACGACCAATCCCTTCAGCGCGATCTTGGTCGGGGTGTCGGTCCCCGACGAGGCCGGCCAGCGGCGGCTGTACCTGGCCAGCGAGTGGCGCTGGGACTCGCGCGAGAAGCGCCGCCAGCTCACCGACGCCGAGTACTCGGCCGCGCTCACCGACTGGCTCGACTCCGTCCCCGACGCCTACGGCGCGGGCACCCGCGGCGTGCGGCCCGAGTGGCTGATCGTCGATCCCAGCGCCGCGAGCTTCGTGGCTCAGCTGTTTCGGGACGGGTTCGCCCCCACCCTGGGCGCGAACCGGGTCAACGACGGCATCCGCACCGTCAGCAACCTGATCGCCGCCGACCACCTGCGGGTGCACGCCTCGTGCTCGGGGTTCCTGTCCGAGATCGGCAGCTACTGCTGGGACGAGGCCAAGGCCGACAAGGGCGAGGATCACCCCGTCAAGATCGACGACCACAGCCTGGACGCCGCCCGGTACGGCCTGCACACCACGGCGGCGGCCTGGTCTCCGCTTCTGGTGCCCGTGCCGTGCGCCTGACCCCTGCCCGACCCCCCGCCCTCCTTTCTCCTTCGCCCTGAGGAGGGCGGGGTCCGGGTGGGCCGCTCCGCGCCAGTGCCCCCGTTCTCGCGCGTCGAGCCGCCCCCCATCCGTCCTGGCCGCCGGTGGTTGAGGGGCCGCCGGCGGCCAGGACACCTGACCGGGCCCCTGCGGCGCCGCCGCGCACTGGCCTCCGCTCCCCGTCGGCGCAGCGCCGACCCCGTCCTGCTCACGGAAGGCGCCATGGCCGACTTCTGCTTCAACGTCAGTTTGGGCCGCGTCGCCGAGCTCTATCACCGCGTCAAGATCGGCGACCCGTCCGGATGCGCCCTGGTCATCGTGGCCCTGGCCGCCGCCGGCATCGAGTCCGACGCCGTGCTCAAGGACAAGGACACCCTGGCCGATGTGGTCGCGGGCTCCACCAACGAGGCGACCAACGCCGGCTACAGCCGCAGGGCCCTGGGCTCCATCGACCTGGTCGCCCTCGCGCCCGACGACGTCAACGACCGCCTGGACCTCGACATCCCCGACCAGACGTGGACCAATGTCCAGTCCGCCGGAGGGGCGTGGGCCAAGCTGGTGATCTGCTACCGGCCCGCCGCCGCCTCGGCCGACAGCGCGATCATCCCGATGACCTGCCATGACTTCGCGGTCACGCCGGATGGCTCCAACATCGTCATGCAGGTGGACGCGGCCGGCTTCTTCCGCGCCACCTAAGCGCCGGACGCCGCCGTGGCCATCTCGACCGCCCCCGGGCCCGCCCCGGTCAGCGCCCTGTTCGGGACCGCCACCACCGCGCCCATGACCTTCAGCGCGGGCACCACGTTGGTCGCGGTGGTGATCTCGGAAGGTTCATCCTCCGAGGTGGCCATGGCGTCCAGCCCCGCCCTGGACTGGATCTACCAGGTGGGGACCGGCCCGGCCGTGGCCCCGCGCGTGGAGATCCATGCGGCGCGGGTGACGGCGACCGCCAGCACGACCGTCTCGGTGACGGGCAGCGACCCGGTGATGATGAAGGTGTACGCCTTCCACGGCGTTGACGGCGATCTGGTCGGCGACGTCGCCTTCGCCAGTACCGCCGACCACACCCAGAGCACCTACAGCATCGGCCTGGCGGTGCCCACCGCCGGATCCTGGGTGGTGGGCGCCGCCCAGGAGTACAGCCTCAACGGCACCGTGTCCTCCGCCGACGCCACCGACCAGCTCATCCTGCCCGGAGAATTGCAGGGCCTGGCGCTGCGCAAGGGCGCGGCCACCACGGGCCCGAACCAGGTCGTCCCGGTCACGGTCACCAGCACCTCCATCTTCCCGAGGTGGGGACTGGCGCTGCTGGCGCTGCTGGCCGCCGACGAGCTCACCCAGCCGCTGAGCCGCGCCGCGCACGGCGGCACCGCCTGGCCCCTCAGGCCGGCCCGGGTGCGTCTTCTGGGACGGGGGAGTGGGACCGGCCAGGCGCTGCCCCTGCGGGCGTCGCGTCCGGTGCGGCCCGCGGCCGCCACGCACACCGTGCGACCGCTCGGGGCCCGCAAGGAGCGGCCGCTGCAGGGGGCCTCGCACGGCGGTACGGCCCGCCCGGTGATGGCCGCGCACGCCGCGGCGGCCGGGACCGCGATCGAGACCGGCCAGGCCCGTCCGCTCGACAGCACCCCCGGGATCGGCCGGGCCGCCCAGCTGGGACAGGCCCGGATGCTGACACCCGCCAAGGCCTCGCCGTGCGGGCCGGCGTCGATGACCGGGCAGTGCGCCAAGGCCGTCGTCCTGCGCTCGGCCACGCTCACCCCGGCCACGCTCGACGTGGCGGCGGCTCCGCTGGGGCGCGGCAAGATCGCCCCGGTGGGGCGGGCCGGACAGGCCGGCGTGGCCCGCCTGGTCGGCACCGCGCCCTTCCAGATCGGCGCGCTGGCCCCGGCGGCCACCACGGGTACGGCGCTGCCGATCCGCCGGCGCGGCCGCGTCCTGGCCCCGCGCGGGCCGATCCGCGCCTGGGCGGCGGAGCCGCCCGCGTCCGCGTGGCGGGCCCGCCTCGGCTGATCGTGAGGGGGCACGGTGCCGCTCAGCGCGCTGACCTCTCCGCCCCTGGTCTTCGTCGAGGGCGGGTCGCTGATCAGCACCGCCGCGTTCGCGGCTCCGGCCGGCTCGCTCCTGGTCGCCGTGCTGATGGCCGAGGAGGCCTCGGCCGCGCTGACGGTGTCCTCCAGCCCCGCGCTGACCTGGACCAGCCGGGCCAAGACCACCGCACCCCTGGGCCAGGTGCGCATCTACACCGCCGCCGTGCCCGCCGCCCAGGCCGCGCTGACCGTGAGCGGCCAGACCAACCAGGACGACCTGGGGCTCAAGGTGTTCGCCTTCGGGGGCGCCGACCTGGCCATCCCGGTCGGGCAGGTCTACCAGAGCGCCACCAACGACGGCTCCGGCAGCATCACGCCGACCCTGTACTCCTCCAGCGTGGCGGGGACCTGGACCGTGGGCGGCGCGACGGAGTTCTCCGCCAACGGCACCCTGACCTCGACCGACGTGGGCGAAGCGTTCAAGGTCTACCTGAACGTGGACGGTATCGCGCTGCGCAAAGCGGCGCCCACCGCCACGGCCGGCACGCCCGTCACGCTGCACGCGTCCACGTCGGCCACCTCGGGGCGCAACTGGGCGATGGCCGCGATCGAGGTGCGGCCCGCGCCGGGATCGGCACCGGTTCTGACCCCGGCGGCCCAGCTCGCCATAGTCCGCCCGCTGCCCCGGAGCAAGGCCCGCCCGACGGCGGCGGGCGCCGAGGCCGCGTCCGTCCTCCCCCTGCGGGCCGCCACGTCTGCGCCGCTACTGGCCGCGCTCCAGACCACCCAGGCCCGGCCGTTGCCCGCCGGCAAGCGACGCCCGCTCGGCGGCGCCCACGCCGGCCAGGTCGCCTCTTCGCCCGGCGCGGCTCACGCCGTGGCGATCACGGGCCCCTCCACCGCCGAGGCGGCACTGCCGGTGTCGGGCCAGCGGCGGATCGGCGCGGTCGTCGAGGCCGGGGACTGCCGGCCGCTGCTGCCGTCCAAGAGCCGCCTCCTGGCGCCCGCCGCGCATCTGGCCGGCGCCGGCGCCGTACGCCGGGGCCGCGGCGGCGCGCTCGCGCCCGTCCCGGTCTCGTCGAGCGTGGTGCCCTTCGGCGCGCGCAAGGACCGCGCGCTGCCCCCGGCGGGGCACACGTCCACGGCGGCGATGATCCGTCCGCTGCCGCCGCAGTTCGTGCCGCTGCTCCCGGCCCTGACCGCCGGCCAGGCCCGCCCGCTGGGGCGGCCGAGCGCCCCGCTGGCGGCCCGGGGCCCCGTGCGCCTGTTCGGCCTGCGCGCCTCGGGCCGCGCCTGGCGTGCCTGGCGGGCGGGCCCGCCCGAGGACTGAGGGGAGGCCCGGTGGAGCCGATCAGCTCGCTCTCACGCGAGTACCTGTACTTCGTCATCCAGGGCGCGGCCGGCTTCGAGCCGGTGGAGGTGGCCTTCACCGCCCCCGGCGTCGAGCCGACGAGCGGCCAGTGGCAGGCCGCCTCCTGGACCTCGCCGTCGGCCGACGGCCTGCCGCGCGCCCGGATCCTGGTCGGCCCCGGATCGCCGGTGGTGCTCACCGACGGCACCTACCAGGCGTGGGTCCGCATCACCGGCACCGTCGAGCAGCCGGTCCTGCCCTGCGGCCTGATCCCCGTCACCTGACCTTTTGAGCTGGGAGAAATCGTGAACAAGGCCCCTGCGGTCGGCTCCATCGTGCACTACACCTCCTACGGCACGCCCGGCGGGGAGTACACGCGCACCTGCCGCGCGGCGATCGTCACCGAGGTCGGCCAGGACGGCTGGACCCTCGGCCTGGCCGTCTTCAACCCGACCGGCACGCACTACGCCCGCGGGGTCGGCCGCTCGGACCAACTGCCGGCCTCCGACGCGCATCCGGGCGGCAGCTGGCACTGGCCCGAGCGGGTCCTGGGTTAGCCCCACCGCTGCCGCACGCGTGCGCGCGTGCGTGTCCTGCCCCGCCGGAGGACCCTCGGCCGCCCCGCTCGTCGGCGGCGGGTCCTCCTCACCTGAGATGAGGTGTGATGCCGCTCCCCACGACGGACCAGGAGTGGCCGCCGCCGCACACCCGCCCTGAGCAGCGGCTGTACGCGCAGTGGGGGGCCTGGTACAGCGGCGACCCGGACCGGCTGGGCCAGGTGTACGGCGCGGGCGCGGTGCCGGGGCTGGGACTGGACCTCAAGGGATACGACCGCCCGCTGCAATATGCCGGTGGCGTCGTGGGCCGGGTCGCCCGCTGGTTCTGGGGCGCCCCGACCCCGGCCGGACAGAGCAGGAGCACCAAACTCCATGTGCCCATCGCCTCCGACATCGCCGCCACTTCCGCCGACTTGTTGTTCTCGGAGCCGCCGACCCTGCGCGTACCGGGCACCAAGGCGCAGCGGCGCCTGGACCAGGTGCTGGCCGAGGGCGGGGTCTACGGCGTGCTGCTGGAGGCCGCGGAACTGGCGGCCGCCTACGGAGGGGCGTACTTAAGGGCCGGCTGGGACACCACCATGCACGACTTCCCGGTGCTCGACGTGCTCCCGGCCGATGCGGGGATCCCAGAGTTCGTCTGCGGCCGGTTGTACGCGGTGACGTTCTGGCGGGTCCTGAGTGAAGATCACCGCCAGGTGTGGCGGCATTTGGAACGGCACGAGCTCGGCCGGGTGTTCCACGGCCTCTACCTCGGCGACCCGGATCGGCTGGGTTACCAGGTGCCACTGGAGGACCACCCCGAGACCGCGGGGTTCGCGGCGATGGTGGACAGCGACGGGGGCTTCGACAGCGGCTTCTCCAAGGGCCTGCTGGTGTCCTACATCCCCAACATGCGCCCCCACAGGACGTTGCGCGGGACCAGCCTGGGGCGCAGCGACTACGCGGGCGTCGAGATGCTGATGGACGCTCTGGACGAGACCTACACCAGCTGGCTACGGGACCTGCGGCTGGCCAAGGCGAGGATCATCGTCCCGGAGGTCTTCCTCGCCAACACCGGCCGGGGCCGGGGCAGCTGGTGGGACCCCGATCGCGAGATCTACAGCGGCCTGGGGATGCTCCCGGCGCCGGACGGCAGCGCCGGGAACATGATCACGCTGTCGCAGTTCGCGATCCGGGTGACCGAGCATCTGGAGACCGCGCGCAGCCTGACCGCGCAGATCCTGCGCGGCGCCGGCTACAGCGTGCAGTCCTTCGGGGAGGCCGGGCAGGAGGGGGCGGCCGCCCGCCGATCTGCTCGACCGGCTCTCGGCCGAGCAGCGGGAGGCCCTGACGCCGCAGGAGATCGAGGTCCTGCCGTGGATCTGGTCCTGGCGGCAGGGCGTGCTGCACGAGCACGCCCTCGACCGCCGCCATGGCCGCGACACGCTGCCCGAGGAGCTGGAGATGGTGCGCCGTCGCGCCGAGCTCACCGCGCTGCCCGTGGAGCAGCGCCGCGCCGTCCTGCTCGCGCCCGGCGGCGCCCGGCGGCTCGCCGAGGCGGGCATGACGTGGGAGACCCTCGCCGGGTGGCTGCACGGGCCGATGGACGCGGCCGCGTGGGCGGCCATCATCCCTTCCATGGGCTACATGGCGCGGCTGCGGAACCTGCGCAACTTCGACGAGGCGGACGTGCCGGACGAGGTCATCGCCCCGGTGCTCGCGCAGCTGGCCGACCCCGAGCAGGTGCGCCGGTCCCGGCAGCTGCCGTTCCGCTTCTACAGCGCCTACAAGTCCGCGCCCAGCCTGCGCTGGGGACACGCCCTGGAACAGGCGCTGGGGCACGCGGTGGGCAACATCCCCGCCCTCGGGGGCCGCACGCTCGTCCTGGTGGACACCTCGGCCTCCATGCAGGCGCCGCTGTCCGGCCGCTCATCGGTCTCCCGGGTGGAGGTGGGGGCGCTGTTCGGCGTCGCGTTTGCCGCACGCACACGCGCGTGCGACCTGGTGGGCTTCGCCAACGGCGTCTTCACGCACCACCTGCGGCCGGCCGCGTCGGTACTGAAGCAGACGCAGGCGTTCACCGAGCGAATCGGCGAAGTCGGGCACGGCACCGACATCCCCGGCGCGGTGCGCGCCGCCTACGCCGGGCACGAGCGCGTGGTCATCGTCTCGGACATGCAGACGATCGGCTCACCGGGCCGGGGCGTGTCGGACCTGGTGCCCGCGCACGTGCCGATCTACGGGTTCAACCTGGCCGGATACGCCGCCGGGGCGATGCCGACGGGGTCGGCCAACCGGCACGAGTTCGGCGGTCTGTCCGACGCGACCTGGCAGATGATGGCGCTCCTGGAGTCGGGGCGCAACGCCGACTGGCCGTTCTGATCACAGCCGCCGCCGGGCCTCCGCTGCGGGGGCCCGGCGGCGCGGTCAGATCGAGAGCGGGTCAGATCGATGAGTTGAAAGTGATCCCCGACTCGGGGGCGTCCCCGAGGGCGACCTGGCCGATCACCTCGTCCAGAGGCGTCTCCGTCACATCGGCCACGATCGTCGTCACGTCGTCCATCCGCTCACCCCAGCACCACCGGCCCCGCGCGGTCAAGACGACCCGCGGGGTTTCGCATGCGCCGAAGGGGGGCGGCGTGTGCTTGTCCGGCTGGCCGTCTACGCCCCCAACGGCGCCCGTCAGGGGGTGCTGGCGCACCCGCTGACGCTGGAGGCGGCCCACCCCCTGGGCGATGTGCCGTCCTTGCGCATCTCCTACTCCGCGCACGGACCCGGCGCCGAGCTGCTGGACGAGCCGTGTGAGATCGCGCTGGAGTACTCCGCCGACGGCGGGGTGAGCTGGGCCGAGCCGTACGACGGCCGCTTCGTGCGGATCCGCCGCCGCGCCGATGCCGCTGACCGCAGCGGGGCCCGCGCCGCCGAGCTGCCCGGCTACGCCTGGATGCTCCGCAAGGTCATCCTTTATCCCGGCAGCGCGCCGCTGGTCAGCGGCAAACGAGCGTTCCTCTCGGCCACCCCGGGCGCGATCATGGCGACCGTCCTGGCCGAAGGGCAGTTCCGGGGCGCCCTGCCCGGCTTGGCCTACGACTTCACCCCGGCCCACGACTCGGCCGGGGCCGCCTGGCCGCAGATCCTGACCATCTACTACCAACCCGGGATCGACGCCCTCACCGCGCTGATCAACATGTCCGAGCAGGGGCTGATCGACTGGCGCATGTCCGGCCGGACCTTGCAGCTGTACGCGGCCGACACCACGCTCGGCCGCGACCTGGCCGCCGGGGACGGCCCGGTGGACCTGCGGCTGGGCCGCGACGTGCTCGCCGCCCCTGATGAGGCCACCCTCGAAGACGCCGCCAGCGCGGTGCTCGTGCTCGGCGAGGGCGCGTTCGTCCACCAGCAGACCAGCCCCACGCCGGGGCCGTGGGGCCGCTGGGAACAGTACGTGGCCGCGGGCGGGGTCTCCGACGTCGGCACCGCGACGCTGCTGGCCACCTCGGCGCTGACCCGCGCCGACGGTGAGCGCGTCCAGCGCACCCGGCAGATCACCACGCGCACGGCGCGATGGCTGCCCTACCGCGACTACCGCCCCGGCGACTACGTGCTCGCCCCCGGCGAAGCCGGCCACGCCACGCCGCTGCGGATCCGCCAGATCACCCTGTGGCGCGACGCCGCCGGGGTCGTGGGCGGGGCGCTGACCCTCAACGACCGCTTCCTGGAGCACCAGATCCGGCTGGCCCGCCGTACGGCGGGCATCGTGGGCGGTTCCACGATCGACGGCGGCACCGGGGCGCGGCCGGCCCCCGAGGCGCCCGAGCCGCGCACGCCCGCCGCCCCCACCGGGCTGACCGTGGGCGCGGTGGCCTACATCGACGCCGGAGGCTTCCCGGCCGGGCAGATCACCGCGAGCTGGTCGCCCGTCACCGCCGACGCCGGCGGGGTCGCGCTGACCGTGGGCGGCTACGAGCTGTGGTGGGCGCTCAACGCCACCGGTGCCCCGTGGACGCTGCTGACCTCCACCACCGCCCCCGACACCACGGCGACGTACTCGCCGCTGACCGTGGGAGAGTCCTACCAGTTCAAGGTCCGCGCGATCAATCTCGGCAAGGCCGGGGGCTTCTCCCCGCCACAGGCCGTGACGATCCCCGACGACACCACGCCGCCACCCGTCCCGTCCGCGCCGGTGCTGTCCACCCGGCTCGGCGTCATCCACGTCGAGTGGGACGGCCTGGGCGCGGGAGCCGTACCGATGCCGGCCGACCTGCACCGGGTGCGGGTGTGGATGCAGGACCCGCTCGCGCCGGGCTACGCCGAGGTCGGGTCCCTGACGTCGGCCGGGTCCATCGTGGTGCCCGACCAGCCGTACGGCGCGAGCCGCCAGTTCCGCCTGACCGCCATCGACCGCAGCAACAACGAGTCCGCGGCCTCGGCCACCGCGACGATCGCCACCCAGGCCGTGGTCAACACCGATGTGATCGGCGAGGTGCTGGACGCGGCCAAGCTGATCGACGGCACCCTGGTGGCCAGCGACAAGGTCGTCGCGGCCTCGATCACCGGTGGGCTGATCCAGTCCCTGGCGATCAACACCGGGCACCTGGCCGCGAACGCGGTGACCGCCGCCAAGATCGCCGCCGGGCAGATCCAGACCAGCCACCTGCAGGCCAACGCCGTCACCGCCGACAAGCTCCAGGCGGTGCTCACCCTGTCCACCCGGATCGTCGCCGGGAACCCGACCGGCGCCCGAGTCGAGCTGAGCACCACCGGCCTGGAGGCCTACAACGCCTCCAGCGTCCAGACCCTGTCCATCTCCGCGACCACCGGCGCGGTGTCGATCATCGGGCAGTTGTCGTCCGGCACCACCGGCACCCGCGTCGTCATCAACCCCGCGGGCGCGGCCACCCCCGAGATCCGCTTCTACCCCTCGGCCGGGACCAACTTCAGCCGTATCTACTCCGACGCCAGCCTGTTCGCCGGCGAGGCCACGCTGATCCAGCGCTCGGGCACCAACGCGGGTTCCACGGCCGAGACGCTGGTGCAGCACGCGGCCGGCTCCTGGGACGTGTGGGTCCGGCACCCGGGGACGCTGGCGTTCAACGGCGGCCGTCTCAGCGCCGAGCAATCCCAGGCGATGATCGGCTACCAGACCGCCTCGCTCGTCCAGCGCCTGACGTTCCTGCCGAGCAGTACGCGGCACTCGGGCACCTGGTCCACCGCCGGCTCCGACGCCGGGCTGCTGATGTACTCGATGCCGTTCAACGGCGGCATCGGTTGGACGCTGTCCTGGCACGCGACCATGGCCTCGGTGCCGCTGGTCGTCTGGACCGCCGACACCCTGGCCTCCCCGCCGTCCCACATCACGGTCGGCACCTGCGTCACCAACCGCTCCACGACCGGCGTGCTGCTGCTGACCACCTCGACCGTGGCCATCTCGATCCAGGCGATGGCCTGGGCCTGGCGCATGTGAGCGCCAGGCCGCACCACTATGCTCGGGACGGTGCGGATCGGCGTGGTCTACGACGGCGGCTGGTGGGCCCACGTGTCCGATTACTACGCCCACGTGCACCCGGCGCGGGGGCGCATCTCCTTCCAGGGCTTGCACGACCTGCTCCGCTGGCATCTCGGGCACCGGGACGCTGAGGTGGAGGCGCACTACGTCCGCGCCCGCTCGGCTCCCTCCCGCGCCTTCGACGCGATCCTGGACACCGCGGGCGTACGCCGTCATGACGCGGACTGGGCGGGCGGTCAGGAGAAGGGCGCCGACGTCCTGCTCGCCCTGGTCGCCTACGAGCACGCACTGCGACGGCGGTGGGACGTGGCGGTCCTGCTGACCGGCGACGCCGACTTCCTGCCCCTGGTCGGGCGGCTGCGGCGCGCGCGGGTCCGCGTGGTCGTGCCCAGCCTCGATGTCGATGCCGGCGCGATACGGCTGCACACCGCCAGCGCGCTGCGCGAGGCCGCCTCCGACGCGCCTGACCTTGAGGATCTACTCGCCGCCGGCACGGCGGGGCGGCACGGCGGCCTTCCCCCGTTCGTCCGCCGGGAGGCCGGGGCCACGCCGCCCGCGTCCGGCGATCGTCGTACCGGCCAGATCACCCGCTGGCAGGCTGGGGACACGGCCGGCTTTCTCACCGAGGAGAAGACGGGCCAGTCGTGGTTCGTCTCCCGTGACGACCTGCCCGCCGACAAGCCCGCCCTGCCGGTGGGCACCCGGGTCAGCTTCACCGGGCGCCCTCACCCGGCGCCGGGCAAGCGCTACCCGCAGGCCCGCTCAGTCACCCCGATCGAGCGAGGCGGCACAGGAGCGTAGGGATCGGCGCGGTGGCTGTCGCAGTACCGGACGAGCATCCGGCCGTGCTCCAGGACGCCGTCCGTGAGACTCACGATCCTGCCCATGGTGATCCACTCGCAGTCGCCGCACAGGAACGCGGGCGCGAGCTGGTCGCCGCAGCCGGAGCACAGCGCCGCCACGACGGCTCCAGTGACGGACGCGACCGGCTCCAGGTCCATGTGTCCGCAGGGGGCCGTCATGGGCTCAGCGTAGTCCCGTACGGCGCTCACTCCGCGGGGAAGGTCGTGATCCGTGCTGACACCAAGCCCGAGTCCTCGGCCGCGTCCTGTCGCCATCGGGCGCAGCACGGCGCACAGAGTGGGAGCCGGCTTCCTGGGATCCCGTCGTGATCTGGGAGCGTCCAGAGGTACTCGGCGCGCGGCGGGATCCCCGAGCTTGGGTGCGCCGCGCACCGCCCGCGCCTGCGGAACTGCTCGTTGGCGGCTGATTCCCCAGGTCAGCGCCTGCTTGGCGGCTGATGGCGCGTTGGTTATCCGCTGCTCGTTTGGGGCTCATGACGCGTTTCTTACCGGCACCCCTGGTTAACGGCGCCCCTCGTTCTACCTCCTGACGTCCTCCGTCACCTGCGCGCGTAGCCAGTCGGAGATCGGGATCGAACCGTCGGGGGCGGGGTCGTCCGCGCTCATCCCCGTGATCCTACGGACCTCGGCGGGGGGTGGGCCAGTTGGAGGTCTGGGAGGTCACCGGCGTCGAGGCCATCGACGATGCGCGAGCCTCGATGCCGTTCTGGGTGATCGTCTACCACGTCCCCGAGTCGGTGATGCCCGGCGGCCACCTGGACTGTTTCGTTCCGAAAGAGGCGGTGGACAACCGGGCCGTCGAGTACGGCCTGACCGACCTGGACCAGGTGCTGCGGATCATCATCTGGGAGCCGGTGCTGCGCCACTACCAGCAGCGGGCCGGTCTCGCGCCGCCCACGCCCGCGCTGAGCGACGCCGCCGCCGCGCGCGCGGCTTTCGACGCCCAGGTCGCCGCCGTGACCGATACCTACGCCACCGTCACCGTCGCCGGCGCGAGCCGTACGGCTGGCGCCGGCCGTACGGGCGCACGTCGTACGGCTGACGCCCTGCAGCCCATCCGGGACGCCACGGTGCTCGATCCCATCCTGCTCGCCGCGCGCCGCCTGGACTTCGACCGGCAGCGCCTCGCCCGAAGGGAGGGCCGGTGAGCGACGACCTGAGCGTGTCGCTAGAGGCGATCATCGCCGAGCTGCGCCGCCGCCACGCGGCCGCGATGGAGGCCCTGGTGTACGAGGTCGCGGTGCTGGGGGCTGCGGTGGCGCAGCTGCAGGCCGAGCTCGCCGAGGCCCGCCGGGACGGCGGCGATGCCTCCTGAGCTGATCCGCGCCGGCTCGGCTCCGCCGTTCGGCATGCGGCTCGTCGCGTACGCCCCCAACGGCGCCCGTCAGGGGGTGCTGGCGCACCCCACCAAGATCGAGGCGGCCTTCCCGCTCAACGACGTCTCCAGCCTGTCCTTCAGCTACCCAGCGCACGCCCCCGGCGCGGAGGTGCTGGCCGCGCCGTGCGAGGTGGGCCTGGAGTACGCCGTGGCCGGCGGCGCCTGGATCGAGCCGCCCGGCGGCCGGTTCCTGCTGATCCGACGCCAGGCCGACCATGCCGACCCGGCGGGGGAGCAGCGCTACAGCTGCCCCGGCTATGCCTGGATGCTGCGCAAGAACGTCCTGTACGGCGGGCCGTCGCTGGTCGAGGGGAAGCGGGCGTTCTCCGCCGTGCCGGCCGGCGCGATCGTGCGGACGATCACGACCGAGGGGCAGTCGCGCGGCGCACTGCCCGGGCTGAGCACCGACTTCACCGCCTCGGCCGACTCGGCCGGGCAGCCGTGGGGGCAGCTGCTGACGCTGGCCGTCGAGCCGGGCACGCCGCTGCTCACCCTGCTGCTCAACCTGAGCGAGCAGGGGCTGATCGACTGGCGCATGTCCGGCCGGATTCTGCAGGCCTACAAGCCGGACACGGTCATGGCGGCCGACAAGGCCAGCGGGGCGGCCGTGGTGGATCTGCGGCTGGGCCGGGACATCACCGAGGCCCCCGTCGAGAGCACCCTGGAAGACCTGGCCAGTGCCGTCCTGGTGACCGGAGAGGCCGGGCTGCGCCTGGAGGTCACCAACCCCGCCGCGGCGACCCCCTGGGGACGGTGGGAGACCGCCCAGTCGCAGGGCGGGGTGTCCGACACCGGAACCGCGAGGCTGCTGGGGCAGACCGCGCTGGGCCGGGTGGCGGCCGCGCGCACCCAGCTGACCCGGGCGCTGACGCCGTACGGCGCGCGCTGGCTCCCGCTCGCCGACTACGCCCCGGGGGACTTCGTCCTCGCCCCCGGCCCGGACGCCAGCCTGCAGCGGGTGCGGGTGCGGCAGATCACCGTCTCGGCCGACGAGGACGGCGTCATCGGCGGCAACGCGCTGCTCGGCGACCGCTTCCTGGAGCGGGACATCAAGCTCGCCCGGCAGGCCCAGCGCATCATCGCCGGCGGCACCGGTACCGGCGGGTCCGGCGGGCAGCCCGCGCCCGAGGGGCCCGCCCGGGTTCCGGCCGCCCCGGCCGGGCTGGTCATCGACCCGCAGGCGTACCTGGACGAGCACGGCTACGCGCGCGGGCAGATCACCGCCACCTGGTCGGCGGTCACCGCCGACGTCACCGGCACGGCGCTCGACATCGACGGGTATGAGCTGTGGTCGCGGATCAACGTAGCCGGTCAGGTGTGGCTGCGGATCGCCGCGATCGACGGCGGCGACACCACGGCGACCTACTCGCCGCTGGTGGTGGGGGAGACCTACGCGTTCAAGGTCCGCGCGACCAGCCGGGGCACGCCGGGCCAGTTCAGCGCCCAGGTCGTGACGGTGATCCCGGACGATGCCACGCCGCCGCCGGTCCCGAGCACCCCGCAGCTGTCCACCCGGCTCGGCGTCATCCACGTGGCCTGGGACGGGCTGGCCGCCGGGGGCACGCCGATGCCGGCCGACTTCGAGCGACTCCTGGTCCAGATGCAGGACCCGCTGGCGCCCGGCTGGGCGCAGGTGGGCGACCTGCAGACCAAGGGCTCGCTCGTGATCCCCGGGCAGCCGTACCACGCGCCGCGCGAGATCCGCTTCGTGGCGGTGGACCGTTCGGGCAACGCCTCGGCGCCCTCGGCCGCCGCGACCGTCTCGACGCAGCCGCTGGTCAACGCCGACATCATCGGGCAGATCATCGCCGGGGCGAACATCGCCCCCGAGTCGATCACCGGCGGCCACATCCTGGCCGGCGCGGTCGGCGGGGCGCATCTGGCTCCCGCCTCGATCACCGGAAACAAGATCGTCGCGGGGACCATCACCGGAGGGCTGATCGCGGCGCTGGCGATCGCCGCCGACAAGATCGCCGCGAACGCCATCACGGCCGACAAGATCGACGTCGGCGCGGTGCGGGCCAGTCACATCCAAAGCGACGCGGTCACCGCCGACAAGATCGCCGCGAACGCGATCACCACCGGCAAGATCGCGGCAGATGCGGTCACCGCCGCCAAGATCGCGGCGGGAACGATCACGGCCAGCCATGTCGGCGCCGACCAGATCACGGCCACTCACCTGGCCGCTAACGCCGTTCAGGCCGCCAGTATCACAGCCGGCGCGGTGACCGCCGCCAAGATCGCCGCCGGAGCGGTGAACGCGGACAAGCTCGCCGCCACCATCACCTTGTCGAGCCGGATCGTGGCCGGGTCCCCCTCCGGGGCGCGGGTGGAGTTGTCCGACTCCGGACTGGAGGCGGTCAACAGCTCCGGGCAGAACACCGTCACCATCACCACCGGCGGACAGGTGGACATCGTCGGCCGGATCACCTCCTCCACCTCCACCTCCGGCAAACGCCTGGTCGTCAACCCCCTCATCGGGGCCGATCCCGAGATCCGGATGTATGAGACGGCCTCCAGCTACCACTACTGGACCAGCTACGTCACCGGAGCCGGCATGCAGTTCGGTTCGACCACGATCTCCTCCCGCAAGGCCGTGCTCGACATGTCGGCCGGCGGCTTCGCCATGTACAGCGCCCTCAACGACCAGGTCAACGGCGGCAACATCTCGGGCACCTCCTCCTCGGCGCGGCTGGACTCCACCGGCGGGGCCACCGTGGAGACCAGCGGGGCCTGGTTGCGGCTCCGCGGTCGTTTCCAGGTCTCCGACGCCAACACCGCGGTGGTGGGCTTCGCCTTGTCGCTGGGCGCGGGGATCGGCTGGAGCATCACCTTCGGCGTCAATCTGGCGGGCACCCCGGCGGTGCAGTTCACCGCCGACACCAGCACCGACATCTTCGGCAGCTTCACCCGCAACCGGACCAACACCGGGGTCGAGGTCCGCATCGCCTCCAACGTCAATGCCGCCATCTTCGCCAACATCTGGGCCTACCGCGTGTGAGTGCGCACCCGCCAGCCGAGCAGGAGGGAGGGTGCGTGGCCGTCCACTGGAACATCGTGAGCGTGACCGCACGCACGGACGCGGCCGAGCAGCCGTGGTGGGAGGTCGTCTGTGAGGTGCCGCCCGAGATCATGGCGGGGGGACTGCTGCCCTGCCTGTTCCCCGCGATCGCGATCGAAGGATACGCCGGCCAGCTTGGGCTGACCGATGTCTCGGTGCTCGTGGACGTGCTGGTCCACATGCCGATGCTGCGCGTGCACCAGGCGGCCGGTGAGCTCCCGCTGGTGTTCCCGACCCGGGTCAGCGAAGAGGCGGCGCGCGAGGCGCTGCTCGGCCTGGTGGCTCAGGTGAAGTCGCTGCACGACGGCGGCGTCGTGCAGCATGCTTCGGCGCTGCGCGACCCGGACGCGCCGAGCGATCTTCTGGCCCCGATCCGCCAGACCGTCCTGGTCCTGGACCACGTCGCCGATCGGCAGTTCCTCTCCGACCTGGAACGGCTGGAACACGGTGTCGTCCAAGAGCGCATCAGCTACGTCAACGGCGTCACGCCCGACTCCTACGGCGCCGCGCTGCGAGCGCTCCACGGCACCGCGCCGCTGGCCGCACCGGGGTCAGGACGAGCACGGGCGCAGCCGTGACCGGCCCGGAGCTGCTGCAGCTGTTCGCGGCCGCCGCCACGGTGGCCGGCGGCCTGGCCCTGCTGGTGCTGCTCGGCCGGATGGTGGTGTGGGCGTGGCGCTTCCTGCGCCGGGTCGGCCACTTCCTCGACGACTGGCAGGGCGAGCAGCCCAGGCCGGGGGTGCCGGCCCGGCCGGGCATCCCCGAGCGGCTCGCGTCGGTGGAGGCGCGGATGGCGGGGGTGGAGGCGCGGATGGCCGCGCTGGAGGTCGAGCTCAGCCATGACGGCGGCGCCACGCTGCGGGACGCGGTGGGCCGAGTGGAGGACGGCGTGGCGCGGGTGGAGGACGGGCTGCGCGCGCACATCGACCAGCACCGGGAGGAGCCGTGAGCGGCGAGCACGACCCACGCGCCCGGGCGGCGGTGTGGTGGCTGCTGGGGCTGTGGGTGCTGGTGGAGCTGGCAATGATCGGCTGGGCCGTGTGGCGGTCCTGACGCTGGGGGGACGCATGGTCAAGATCGTCACGCGGGAACAGTGGCAGGCGGCGCGGCCCGCGCGCACTCCCACGCGCATCACCCGCACCAAAGGGGTCAAGATCCACTACACCGGGTCCTACGTCAACCCCAAGATCGTCACCGATCACGGGATCTGCCTGAAGCTCACCCGCGACATCCAGCGCATGCACATGGCGGGCGGGCGCGGAGAGAAGTACATCGACATCGGCTACAACCTGCTGGCCTGCCCCCACCGCTATGTGATCATGGGGCGGGGGCTCGGGGTGATCCCGGCCGCCAACGGCGCCGGGCTCAACGACGACCACTACGCCATCTGCGCGCTGGTCGGCTCCTCCGGCGCGGTCGCCCCCTCCGACGAGCTGCTGCACGCCCTGTGCGACGGGATCGAGCTGCTGCGAACCAAGGCCGGAGCCGGCCGCGAGGTCAAGGGTCACCGCGACGGGTACGCCACCAGCTGCCCCGGCGGCCCCCTGTACGCCTGGGTCCGGCGGGGCGCGCCGCGGCCGGGCGCGCCGGCCGGCAAGACGCCCAAGCCGGTGCCCATGCCCGACGGGGTGCCGTCCTTCGTGCGCACGCTGCGGCTGGTCCGGCCGTACCTGCGCGGGCCGGACGTGCGGATGTGGCAGGAGCGGCTGGTCCGGCGCGGCTGGCGCCTGGACGTCGACGGCGTCTATGGCCCCCAGTCCGCCGGGGTGTGCGAGGCGTTCCAGTCCGCCGTGGGGCTGCTGGCCACCGGCGAGGTGGACGAGCTCACCTGGCGGACCACGTGGACGTGGCGGCCGCCCCAACGCTGATACCCGCACGCGCGGGCGCGTGCGCTCTTTTGCTGGAGGTCCTGTGGTCAGTTTCTCCGTACGCCAGCCGCTGCTGCTGCGCGGCGCCATCGCCCTGGCCATCATCGGCGTGGTGCGGATCGCGATCGCGCTCGGCCTCATCCCGCCGCAGTGGGATCTGGATGAGGCCCGCGTCGAGCAGGTCATCGACATGGTCATCGTGGGCTGGGCGTGGTTGTCGGCCCGGGCCAAGGTGACGCCGGTCGCCGATCCGCGCACCGACGACGGCCGGCCGCTGATGCCGCTGCGCTAGCTCGCGTCGCGTCGCCGAAATGTCCGAGCCGCCCTCTAGGGTGGCCTGGTATGGCGGTCCCGCACGGGGCCGAGGATCACAACGAGCACGGATATGTCGCCACGCCCGCCTGCCCCCGGTTTCCGGGGGCGGGCGGGCGTTGTCGTGTTGTCCGGCCCCCACCCCGGACGATCCGGGGCGGGGGCTCGTCGTTCAGCGGTCGGCGAGCAGCGGCTTGCCGTGGCTGGGGCCGGGTTCCGGCTCGCCCGGCTCCTCGCCTCCGCCGCCGCGTCGGCACCAGGGACACCAGGGCCGCAGCCGCTGGTGGATCTGGCTCACCAGGCCCAGCACGGCGATCGGCCCGACCAGCATGCCCAGCGCGATGCGCCCGCTGACCTCCACCGGCACCCCGGCGGCCCGCCCGCCGAATGCGACCGCCAGGCTGGCCGCCCACAGGGCCGTCAGGCCGGCGAGGAGCCGTCCCGAGCGGGGCAGGCGGTGCCAGGTGCGCAGGGCGTACCGGTTGCGGGCGATCTGGGCCTGGGTGTCCAGCGGCAGGGCCCGGGTGCACCAGTCGCAGTAGCGGCGGGCGTGCACCTGCTCGGCGCCGAGGCCGGCCACCATGCTGACCAGCATCGGCCAGGCCACCACTGCGTGCACGGGCACCCCGGCCAGGGCCAGGCACGCGACGACGCCGTACACGGCGAGGCCGCAGCGGCCGTACAGGTGACCGTAGCCGACGATGAGCGGGAGCAGGGCGGCGGGCAGTCGGGGATGCGGGCGGGGATGCGGGCGGGGCATGGGTCTCCGTTCCAAGGGGGGTCGTTAACGGGGTGTCGGTAAGACTGGTGGCACCAGATACACGCGATGGTTAACGCCGGGGCTGGTTGAGGTGGCGACGGCAGCCGGGGCAGCTGGGCGCGTGCCGCCGATGCGCGGTCCAGGCCGCAGGCAGCACCGCGAGCGGGAGCAGCGCGGCGCCGAACAGCCAGAGCCGGATGGCCCACGGCGGTTGCGGCAGGAGCACCTCGGCCGCGCTGATGAGCACCAGCGAGGCGACGAAGCCGGCCGGGATCAGCAGCACCCGCGCCAGCGTGGAGTCCGGCAGCAGGTGCCCCACCTCCAGGAGCAGCGGGTGCGGACGGGGCGAGTCGTCGGGCGGCAGGGGCGGGGCGGCGAGTTCGACCAGCCCGCTCAGGTACGCCATCGCCAGGGCCAGCTGGGGCAGCGCGCGGCTCAGCGCGAGCCCGGCCTCGTCCCACGCGAGGACCGCGATCACGGTGAGGACGGTCAGGCGGCGGCAGCCGCTGACCAGATGACAGATGTGCATGATGTCAGGCCAGTCCCCCAGGGGGACGGCCCGGCCGCGCCCAGCGCACACCAGTGTGCCCGCATCACCGCCGCGGCGGATAGGGATCGCGCGGATCCGGACGGCTTCGGAGGGGTTCGCACGGGTCCGGACGGGTCCGGACGGGTCCGGACGGATTCGCCCGCCGGCGGGCGCGCGTGCCGGCGGGCGGGAAGGGATCGGGCGGAGCCGGTTACCAGGGCTTGCGGGCGACCCCGCCCAAGATGCCGTGGTAACCGTCGGCCATCTGGGCGGTCTCGGTGCCGTCGGGACGCCATTCGGGCAGCGGCACCAGGCCGGGGTCCAGCAGCTCGAAGTCGCCGAAGTAGGCCATCAGCTCGTCCCGGGTGCGAAAGCGCACGCTGCCGACCTGCTCTTGGCCGATGCGCTCCATCTCCGACAACTTGGCGTGGACCTCGGGCATGTCAGGGCCGGGGGTGTGGAAGTTGGACATGGCCAGATAGCTGCCGGGGGCCAGCTCCGTGCGCAGGTAGGCGGCCACGTCATGCGGGCGTTCGTTGTCGTTGAAGTGGTGCAGGATGCCGAACATCAGCAGCGCCACCGGGCGGCGGAAGTCGATGAAGCCGGCCACGTCGGGGTGGTGCACGACCTCCTCAGGCCGGCGCACATCGGCGGTGACGATGCGCGTGCTGCCGTTGTCGGCCAGCAGCGCCCGGCCGTGGGCGAGCACGACGGGGTCGTAGTCGACGTAGACGACGCGGGCTTCGGGGGCGATCGCCTGGGCGACCTGGTGCACGTTCTGCTCGGTGGGCAGGCCCGAGCCGAGGTCGAAGAACTGGCGGATCCCTGACTGGGCCAGGTAACGGACGACGCGGCCGAGGAACTCCCGGTTGGCGCGCGCCATCTGGGGTGCGTCGGGCAGCACCTTGTTGCTCGCCTCGACGATGGCCCGGTCCACGGCGTAGTTGTTCTTGCCGTCGAGCCAGTAGTCATAGACGCGGGCGACGTTGGGGACCGTCGGGTTGACGCCGGGGGGGACCTTCTCCATTACGGCTCCGCACGGGGGTCGGGGGTCACGTTGTGCGGATCTTATGGCGGCCTGCGCCGCTTTCGCGGCGGTTTGCCGGGGCGTACGGCGCGTGTCGCCGACGTCGCGGGCGGCGGCCGTGGGGGAGGGTGGGGCGGGGGTGCGGGGTGGGCCGGATCGGTCTCGGCGTGTCGCGCGCGGCAGCGCGGTGAGCTGCGATGCAAAAAAAGTC